CCCATTGTTGTAGACCACGGTCGGATCATCGAACGTGAGATTCTTCACCCAGATTCCCGGCCGCGCTTTCGGGAATCCTCCCCGCACCGTCGTGTTGACCGCCCAGGCCAGCTGGTTGGGCTGAATCAGTGAGGGCGAAAAACCGCTGTCCACCCCACCTTCAGCGGTAAGGAGGCCATCAACGATGCGATTTTTTTCTGCTACCATGACGCTTGAAGCCATTGAAAGGCCAACCCATCATTCCCGCAAGATGAATGAAAGCCCCGATTACTTGTCTATACCGTGGCGTACAAAAGACCGTTTTCTGATCGAGGCTGAGATGGTGCGTAAAGACGGATACATTATGCACGCCGGAGTGAGGTACGGGCGCGGCAAATACTACCACTTCCGGCAGGCCATGACCGCGCTCTGGCCGCACTTCGACTGGCACAACTGGTCTGATCTCCTGATTCAGACATTCGCTGAAAACAAAGAGATCGGCGTCATGGGGCCCGGATCATCTGGAAAGACCTACAATTCAGCAGCGTTCGGGCTCTGCACGTTCTACATCTACCCCACCGGCACCTCGATCATCATGTCGTCAACGACACGTGAGGGTCTTCAGCTGCGCATCTGGGGCTCGATCAAGGAGCTTCACAACAAGGCCAAGAAGAAGCGGGAGTGGCTCCCTGGACGCGTGATCGAAAGCCGGTTCATCCTGACCAGTTCAGATGAAGATGATGAGGCGAAGGATTTCCGTGATGGTATCATCGGCGTTGCGTGCAAAATAGGCGGCACGTTTGTCGGCCTCTCGAACTACGTCGGCCTCAAGAACGACCGGGTCATGTTGATCGCAGACGAGGCATCCCTTATGGGGCGCGGCTTTCTGGACTCCGTCGCCAACCTCCGCAAAAACCCAGTATTCAAGCTGATCGCGATGGGCAACCCCAAGGACCGAAACGACGCGTTGGGTGTGGTCTGCGAGCCGCATCCATCAATCGGCGGCTGGGAGGGGCTTGAGTACCTCGAAAAGACTCGCACCTGGAGAACGCGGGCGCCCGGTGGCGTGGCTGTCCAGTTGTGCGGGTACGACACGCCCAACGCGTTGTTTCCCAAGGGCACCAACCCGTACAAGGGAATCATCACGCCGGAACAGATTCAGGCGGATCTCGATTACTACGGCCGGGACTCGTTGCAGTTCTCGATGATGAACCTTGGCGTGCTGCCTCGGGACGGCGGCACCAGGCGCGTAGTTACAATGTCCCTGTGCGAGCAGAACCAAGCGTTTGACGACCCCGTGTGGGAACGTGCCGACAAGCTCACCAGAATCATCGGCATCGACGCTGCGTATTCAGGTGTCGGCGGCGACCGCTGCGTAATGACAGACCTCACGTTTGGGCCGGATTCATCTGGGCGCATCGTGCTAGCATTCAGCGAGGCGCCGATCGTTATCCCGGTCACCGCAGTCAAAGCACAGCAGGCCGAGGAGCAGATTGCCGAGTACGTCCTGCTGTACTGCAAGCAGCGCAATATCTCACCGGAACGCGTTGGGTTTGACTCCACGGGGCGCGGCACGCTCATGTCTGCGTTCGCCCGATTGTGGTCTCCTGAGGTAGTGCCCATCGAGTTCGGCGGCCGACCAAGCGAGCGCCCAGTACGAAAGGGTGATCCGAAAACTGAACGAGAGGCATACGGCAAGATGGTAACCGCGCTTTGGTATTCATCGCGCCTGCTGATCGAATCCAAGCAGCTACGGAAACTGCCTCGCGAAGTCGCCGAGGAAGGTTCGATGCGTGAGTGGGGTATCGCCCGCACCGGGTTGATCGACGTTGAACCCAAGGAGAAGACCAAGGAACGCATGGGTAGGTCGCCTGACCTCTGGGATTCGTTCGTGGTGGCGCTCGAAATGGCACGCAGAACGGGTTTTGAGATTGCAGGCGGTCAAGGTGTTGGTATTGTCAAGCGACAGACACCAAAGTGGCTGACACGTCTGTCTGCCAAGCGGCGCACGATGGAGTCTGAACATTCGCTTACCTATTCCTAACTTATGGCCTCATTCAACAAAGTCATCCTGATCGGCAACCTCACCCGAGACGTAGAACTCAAGTACCTCCCGAAAGGAACCCCCGTCTGCAATGTCAGCATGGCGATGAATCGCCGCTGGAAGAATGAGGTCGGTGAGGAAAAGGAGGATGTCTACTTTGCTGAGTGTAAGGCTTTCGGGAAGCAGGCCGAAACGATCGCGCAGTACGTGAAGAAGGGGCACCCGCTGATGGTTGAGGGACGCCTGACCCGTGAGGAGTGGGACGACAAGAAGACCGGCGAGAAGCGGTCCACCACTCGGATCATGATTGAGACCTTCCAGTTCCTGAAGGGACGCGACGAGGGCGCGGCTCCGGCTCCGGCTCCGCGACGTGAGGCTGCACCAGCAGCTGCCGCACCGAAGCCTGATCTCGACGAAGATGATGTTCCGTTCTAAACCTCACCTATGAATCGCGACACGTTCCCTCCCGGCGGCTGGCAGTTCTACGAACCCAAGACCAACTGGAGTCCCAAGGATGTATTGAACTACGGCTTCTACGAGATGGTGCGCCTGATTCATCAACACCGGGTCGCCAACAGCATTCCGTCTACGATCGAGCAGGCTGTCAGCGATCTGGAGGCTTACACGCGGGCGCGGTTTCCTCAAATGGCTCCCAACCCATCCACAAATGTACAACCAAGGACTTCAGGCTGTCGCACGTGCGGCCGCTAAGTTGCGCCAAACGGCTCAAGGGGCGCGCATCCTAGCTGAGTGGCTGGGTGATGGTGGCACGCCTGTAGAACGCCAGCAGGCGCAGGACCGCATTGATACCTGCAAACGCTGCCTGCACAACAAACCCACGGATACGCGGTCGATCACCAAGACCGTGGCCGAGGCAATTCTGGAGCAGGAGCAGGCGCGCAACGAGATGGTCATGTTTTTGCACGGCGAGGGACTGGCGGGCACCTGCGATGTCTGCGGGTGCTACCTGAAACTGAAGGTTTGGGTGCCTCTCAGCTACCTTGGCGACACGGTGATGCCCGATAATTGCTGGATTTCACAGGAACGGAAATCAATCTGAGGTCAATATGAGTTTCAAAGAACCGAGTAAAGTCTGGAATGTGGTCAGCGCGATGCTTGAAGCAGAGCAGCCTCGATCTCGCAACCGCGCCCGCATCAACGCGACATTCAACGGCAACCCTCCCTACAGCGACGAGGAGGCGCGAGACAACCGGATCCAGACCAACGTGAACTTCCTGGAAGGCACGCGGATCATTCACGCGGCGCGCCAGCAGTTCACCAACGCGTTCCTGAAACCGCAGAATTACTTCTCGGTAGGTCTCGACATAGGCCCACGGGACAAGCGCACCCAGTGGGGCAACATCATCACGAAGCAGCTGAACCGCGTGATGAAGCGGTCTCCGAAATACTCCACGGTCTTGGAGTCCCAGTTTGCGGCCACCGTGCTTCACGGCATCGGCCCGGTCACCTGGCTCCGTGATCGCGACTGGTGCCCATCGGCTCGCGGCACCGAGGACATCCTGGTCCCGACGAACACGTTGACCACGATGGAGAACCTGTCGCACTTCGCGATTTACACGTCTTTCACGGCGGCCGACCTGATTCGGATGACTCGGGGCGAGAACGTGGACGAGGGCTGGAACATGAAGCTGGTCAACGAGTTGTTGGCCAACATGATTAGCAAGGAGGCGACCAGTCTCCAGGTGAACGACTGGTCCGGCCAATACTTCCCTGAGAAGATTGAGGAGGATTTCAAGGAGAACTCCGGCTACTGGGGATCCGACGCAACGCCGGTCTTGCGGTGCTACGATTTCTACTTTTTGGACACGACCAGCGACGATCCCTCTTGGCGCCGCCGGATCATCGTGGACCAGTACAACAGCGGCATCGGCAATATGCAGACCGCTGGCCAGTGGCTTTTCGACGCCGGAAATCGGTGCTACGGCCGGGACATCTTTGAGTTGATGCACATCCAGTTCGCCGACGGTGCTGTCGTGCCGCCGTTCCGCTGGCACTCGGTGCGATCACTGGGCTACCTGCTTTACGCGGTCTGCCACCTTCAGAACCGCCTACGCTGCAAATTCACGGACTCCGTGTTCGAGCAGATGCTCTGGCTCTTCCGCAACGTCGCGGACGGTGACGCTGAACGGATGGAGAAGATCGACCTGTTCAACATGGGCGTGATCCCCGAGGGCTTGTCGTGGGTTCCGCAGTCTGAGCGCCATGTCGTGGATTACACGATGCTCTCTGGGGCTATGTCCATGCACCGGCAGATTATGGCCGAGTCCAGCGCAGCCTACACGCAGGACGTGAACGACGGTTCTTCCAAGGAACTGACGGCGACCGAGGTGATGGCCCGCGTAAACAACGCCAACGCGCTCATGGGTTCGATGCTCACCCGTGCCTACACCCAGCAATCGTTTCAGTACCGGGAGATCGCTCGCCGGTTCTGCACGATTGACCATCCCGACTGCGTTCAGTTCCGCCGGAAGTGTGAAGTCGAAGGCGTCGATCCATCCGTTTGGAAAAACCTCGACAGCTGGGACATCATGCCCGAGCGCGTCATGGGTTCCGGCAACAAGATGCTGGAGATCGCGCAGGCCGACCGCCTCATGGCTATCCGGCCCCTGCTAGCACCCGATTCTCAGGCCGAGGTTGTGCACATGTACGTCGAAGCCAACACGGACGATCCGCTTTTGGCGAACCGCCTCGCACCGGTGGACAACAAACCGGTATCCCCAGCGGTCGAGCGCGCCACGCTGGCCTGGGGAACGCTCATCGACGGCCAGCCGGTGGTCATCGCCAGCGCGATGAATCGGCCCGAGTACATCCAGACGCTTCTCCAGATGCTTGGTGGCGCCATTGGGCGTATCGAAAAGGAGCAGGGCGGTATGACGACCATGGACCGCGTCATGGGATTGGTGAATGTCATTCAGCACATCCAAGAGCAGATGGGGTTGATCTCCGAAGACCCCGGCCAAGAGCAGAACATGAAGCTCTACAACGACGGAATCAGTCAGGCGTCGAACTACATCAAGGGCTACGTGCAGCGTCTCCAAGAGCAGGCTCAGGCTCAGGCCGAAGCTGGTGCAGCTGGCAACGGTATGAACCCCGAGGTGGCCGGCAAGATTCAGGCAATGCTCATCACCGCGCAGTCCAAGTCCGAGATCGCCGCTGCGAACGCCGAACAGAAGCGCATCCAGAAGCAGGTTGCTTTCGATCAGGATCAGCAGCGCAAGAACGCCAACACGATCGCCGAGGCCCAGCGCAAGGGTGCCATGACCCGGGCGGACATTGCGGCTCTGGATTTGAAGACTCAGGCAAATATCCTCAACCAATGATCCAATCCCCAAAACAAGAGTTTCAGCGCGACAAAGATCGCGTGATGGAGCTTGAGCGCCTACTGGACAACGCCAACTTCCAAGCCGCGCTGTTGGCTGCCTTCAACAATCTCTGCTGGAACCTGCCAGCATCCGAAAACCCTCAACACGGCTGGAACGCCAACTGCCGCCGGCAGGGCGCCAAGGCGTTGATCGAGGAGCTTCATGGGCTGGTGACGACGCAGAGAGATAAACCGACCGTAAAACAGAACCTTGAATGAACTTGCTGCTATCACCAGACGCGCCGACCGAGCGGGGCGCAGATTACACCGAAGCCTTCGCTGGCATCGACGCCCTCGAAGGGAATGCGCTTGAAAATCCAATGGGTTCACCGGCACCCGCCGCTCCCGTTGCGCCACAAGCACCAGCCCCGGTCGCCTCACCAGAACCGGCGCCCGTCACCCCGGCTGCAGCTCAGAAGAACGAAGACCCCTTCGGCCTAGACAAGCTGGTCTCACCCAAAACCGAAGTTGCTGCACCTGCCAAAACACCGGATCCAGCACCGAAGAACGAGCCAGCCTCGTTGAAGCAGTTCCGCGAGCAGTACGAACTCACCAAGAAGGAGCGCGACGATCTTGCCGCCAAGATCCAAGAGCTTGAGCGCGTCAAGTCCGAGGGCACCCGCAAGGAGGTTGAGGAGGCAACGAAGTCTCTCAAGGCCGAGATGGATTCGATCCGCAAGAACGCCGAGGAACTCGACACCGAGGTCCGCTACCTGAACTACACCCGCTCCGGCGAGTACAAGCAGAAGTACGAGGGGCCGTTGCGCGAAGCCTGGCAGACCGCTCTGGGCGACATTGAGGGCATCCGCGTCACTGATCCAGATGGCAACGAGCGTGACGCCAATCATCAGGACATTATGGCGCTCCTCAATGTGCCGGTGGCCAAGGCTGCTATCATCGCCCAGGAGACCTTTGGTGCGGCTGCACCCGAGATCATGGCGCACCGGCGGCGGCTCATCGAGTTGACCCAGGCGCGGGACAAGTCCATCTCCGAGTGGAAGGAGAAGGGCGCCCAGCGTGAGGTCGAATCAAAGAAGCAGCTGGAGAGCCGCCAGACGCGCTCGCGTGACCTGTTCGAGTCTCAGTTCGCGGACTACGAGAAGACCCACGCCCAACTGTTCGGCCGGGAAGACGGTGATGAAGATGGCAACAAGCTCTTGGACGAGAGCGACCGCTTGGTGCGCATTGCCCTCAAAGGTGAAGGCATCGACGCCGACATGGGCTACGACGACAAGGTAGACCTGATTACCAAGGCCCAGGCTCAAGTGGCTCTACGGGCGCGGGCCTACGGGCGTGAGCGTCTGCGTGTGATCCGCCTCCAGCAGAAGGTGGCAGAACTGGAGAAGAAGGTCGGCAAGGTCCGGTCGTCTGAACCCGGCCAAGGCGAAGGCACCTCGACGGCGACCCGTGTAGCTCCTAAGAACGCGGAAGACGCGATCGACGAACTGCCCTCGGCGTACTAACGAGCGGCCTTACGGCCAGCAGCGGCTCGGCGTTGGAACTCTTCCGCGCCGAGCTTTTTTCTGCCAATGAAGGCCGCGAGAGCGCGGGGATCGTCAGCGCCTTGCTTCTTGAGCTTCGTGACCAGTTTGGCGTACTTGGTTTTCATTTCGCCTTGGGCAGCGCGTACCACCCAGCTGGAATCTTCACAGTTGAGGGGCCAGCAAGATTGCCTTGCTTGTCAAACGCGTAGACTTTGGCGCGCACCGGCTCCGCCAGCAGCACCGGGTCACCGTTTGGCACCAGGATCACTTTTGTCTGGCAGCCCAGGCAGATTGGCAATACGAGCAGCCAGATCGTTCTTGAGAGGTTTTGGCGCATTTCCGTCTTCGACTGTTGGCGCAGGCGTTTCCCGGAGCCAGTCCAGGAACGCCTTTGCCAGTTGGTAGATCCAGTTCACGCAGCTAGAGCAGCGGGCGGAGCCGGCGGGGTCTTGGAGTTCTTCCAGACGGACCAGCCGACGCCTAGGAGCGTGATGATAGCGCCGGCAAGCTCATTGGCTTGGTCAACGGTCACAAGGCCCTTGGCGACAAGGAAACCGCCACCGAACGAGAGTCCGTGGCGGACGATGGATTTCAGTGAGTCATTCATTTCAGTCCGATCCTACCGATCAGTTGGGCCAGCACAACCAAAACCCCGAGGCCGCCAAACAGCTTCCACTGAAACTGCTTGAGTCCTTCGACGGTGGATTTGATGCCGTGGATGTCGGAGACCATCCCCGCGTCTTTGTCACCGATGATGGTTTCGAGTCTCACGATGCGGACTTCAAGGTTGTGAAGGTTCTCCTCCGGCATTGGTGGGTGGGGGTGAGAGGGGTTTTAATTAGTTCAGGCCAACCCTGATAGAGTTTTCGTTGGAGTCAACGAACGGAAAACCCATGACGTAGCCAATGGGCAAGATCCGTGCAATGACCATGCCGGACCCATCGGGCGGATTGATTTCCGCCGAGGTGACTACGGTGCCACCGACGATCTTGTCCTCCGAAACCTTGATCGGAGGATCAAAGATGATGGTTTCGAGCGGCTCGGTTTCCAGTGTGATTTCTTTGTCCATAACTTAGGCGGCGATGGTGTAGAAGATGGTGAATTGGAGCGTCACGGCAGCGGAACTGTTCACCCACAGATTGCCGGTGGTGCTGAACGGCGTGGCGATGGTGAGCTTCTGTCGGCCGGATACAACCGATGCGGCGTTGACGATCTGGGTGCCAGCGGAGACGTTGCCGACGCTGACGGTAGCTGATCCGGTCGAGTTGACGATTACGTCCTCAATGACTGCATTGGTCGGAATCGCCAGGGTGCCGAGCATCTGAGTGTTGCCGGACGCTGTGGTCGTCGCATAGAGAACCGCCATTCGCCTCGGAACCGTGAACTCCACACCGTTGAACAGCGTGCCGTGCAGGTTGTTGGTGCTGCGGTCGGTGGCTTGGTAGCCGGTTCCGACGGTGAAGTCGAGGTCTACGATTGCGCCGATGCGCTCAAGGATAACGTTGTCGATCCACGTCGTATTGTTTCCTCCGCCATCAACTTTCACAAACTCGTTCGCAGGCATCACGAACTCGCCGGAATAATTTCCCCAACTGGTGGTTACTGCGAAGGTTGCAAGAATTAGGTTTGTGGTAACTGTTTTCCAAACAACGTTGGCATTTGCACTTCGTTTGTGTGCAGCCGATATCCTATAGCGTTTATTAGCTACAAGAGTGGGCGTATTGTACAACGACCAAACAGCGGTTCCGTCTGTTCCAAGAGCTTTTGCAGAAGCAGTGCTTCCAAGGTCAGGACTGTAATCAACAGTATCCCTTGATAAAACGCCTGTTCCACTTGTAAACTCCACCCAGTTTGCAAACACATCAGCACCACCACCGCCAGCGGTTTCAAAACCACCATTGAGCGTGGTCGTGTTCCAAATCTGCGTCTGCGTCCCCCACTGATCCGCCGGATTCACGCCGATGGTGATAAGCTCGGTGACATCGCCAGCACTCAGTGCGCGGTTGAAGACGACGGAGCGGTAGATGCGGCCGAAGAAAAGATCGCCCGCATCAAAGACTCCGACGTTCAAAAACGTACTGGTTACAGTGTCGGACCAAGATCCACTTCCGGTGTCGCTGTAGGCTGTGTCCGTGCCGTTGATGTACACCTTCAACGTGGAACCACTGCGGGTGACAACCACATCAACCACTTGTCCGGCGAAGTTCGTGTGAAAATTTGACAAACCCGCATTCTTGGCCGTTGCCCCAGCTGCATCACGCAACGTGACATTCAGCGTGCTTAAGGACAAACGAATACCAAAGGCCCTTGAACCCGCGCCGGTAGAACCACCAGACGTGGTGATGACCCCTTGTCCGCCCACCGACGGTTGGGCGACTGGAACCCGAAACCGGACCCACATAGAGAAATCTCCGGTTCCGATGGCTTGGCACGGGGCTGACACCCGCGTCGCAGTCGTCGCCCCATCGAACGTCACCGCAGCGTAGTCGCTGGCAGCGGCGCGGACGGCGGCAGGAAACTCGCCTTGCCGAGCGGTAAGCTGGGCGTTGATCGTCGAGGTGTCGGTCTGAGCGTCGCCGAGGGTGGTGTTGCCGCTAAGAATCAGATTAACAAGCGACAGCGTGTCCGTCGTCTTGTTGTACGTCAGGCCGGAGTCTCCAGCCAAAGCGCCGTTGTCATTGAAAAGAACCTGCTGGTTGGCACCTACGCCACCCGGCGCCGGCGGGGCGAACATGAACTTCATCATTTGGTTGACGATGATGGATTCAATGTCCGACTTGGGCAGAGTCATCACCTGAAAGGTTTCATTGATGAGCTGCTGATTGGTCAGGTTCGGGTTGAGCGGCGTGCCAGTGTTGGCGTTGGCAAGCGCAACAGCCATGGCAGACCGAATCGTGGTCATGTTCTGGAGGTTCAGAACACCCTGCGCGTCGGTCACAAGGGTTTGAATGGAGGGGGTAGGCATAAATCAGTGTGCAATGTTGAATCAAACGAACTCAGCGAACGTGTACGATGGGTTTCCGGTGACAGGAGCGACGCTGATTGCGCCCGTGTAGCCGTCGAAAGTCAAAGATGATCCGGAAATACCAGCAGTTGCCGCGCTCTGAAGGATGTAGTGGTAATCCGTGGTAGTTGCGCCAGTGCCGAATTTTACGTGCAGGTGCTCACCTTTCTGGTTCTGGATCACAAACCGGCGGCGGGCCGGGTTGGCCGCAGACGTGGCCGTCGCGGTACGCAATCCACCGGTGCTGGTCGTGGTCAGTAGTGCGCCTGGCGAAGCAGCCTGAATTTGCTGGAGAAGCACCAGCATGAAGCTCTCTTTTACGCCCGGCGACAGGCAGTCAAAACATCCGCTCAGCGCTGCAATTTCTTGAGAATTGAGGGCAGGCATATCAGGCTTCCTCCTCCATGTCGTCCATTTCCATCTCGGCGCCTTCGACCTCTTCCACGTCTTGCCGGCCGGATTCACCAAGCGTGATGCCGTCGAACGCAACGATTTCAACGGTTCCATTGGGCGTCATTCGCCAGTCAACCATGGCGGTTCCGGATTCGCCTTCGAGCTTCATTCCCTCAGGAGGCATAAACTCGACGGTTTCAACCTCGGCGCCCATACGGCCCATGCCGTCCATCTTTCGTTTTCCCATCATTTGTCCGTACATCGTAAAATCCTTTTCTTTGGCCCAGTTGAGAGGCTGCCAGCATCCCGGACGCTCCGGAAGGCTGCCAGCACCTCGGGGGCTCCCCCGAAGGAGAGCCCTGTTTGGTGGTAGTTTAGATCGCGAACTCCAGGGTCACGTTCGTGCAGGGCACAACCTCAGTGGTCGTACCGATCGCGCTGCCGGCCAGCTGGATCACGTTGCCAGAGACAACGCTCCAGGTGCCAGACGCGGTGCCGAACTCGGCGTCCCAGACCGTCTGCAAGGCGGCGACCAACGCAGCCGGAGTGGCCTCGCTGATACCCGCGTTGGTGACGATGTTTTCGTCGCACAGGATACCAGTCGTTCCGATGACGAAGTTTCCAGCGTCGTTCGCAACGGCCGTGAACTGAACCACAACACCGCAGGTTGGATCCTCAGAGTTGTAGCTCTGAGCAGGGTTGCCGGGGTCAGCCTCGCAGACCGGGATGATCTCGATGCAACCGCGATCGACCTTGTGGAAAATGGCTTCCAGCCATTCCGGATGCTCAGGCTTCACGGCCAACTGGAAGTCAGCAATGAACTTGCCCTTGTTGCCGCGACTGTTGTCGATCGGCTTGCCCGCACAGTCCGCGCCCAAATCGTTGGTCGCGAACTTCCAACGCCCACCATAATCCCGAACCATGAACGGCATATTCGGGTTCACGGCCTCGGGGCGGAACGGCATCACGCGCAGGGCGCGAGGGTTGTTGATGTAGCTGATCTGGTACTGGGCCTTGTCGTAGTCTTCGTTGAAGACAGACTTGATACCCTCGGTTGCGGCCACGTTCTTGTACGGCAGCACCAAGGTGTAGTTGCCAGCGGTCGCGGTCGCATTGAAGCGCAGCGGGAACTGGAGGACCTTCACCATGAAGTCGCCGACGAAACCCATGAAACCGTACTTGTAGAACTCCTTGGCGGCTGGGGCGAAAACGCCGAAACGCCAGGCATCGTACAGGGACGCGTTCGTCTTCGACAGATACCGGAAGGTATCCTTGTCGGTGTGCAACTGAAGGGAATCGTAGCCTTCCTTGCCGGCCTGAATGGCGCCCAAGAAATACTGACGGGTGACACGCGACTGGAGGATCTCCGGGGTCAAACGACCCAGCGAAGCGGCAGTGATTGCGGCCGCGGCGTTATTCGTCACACGCAGCGTGGTGTAGCCAGCGCCAACCCAAGAGAAGTTGATCGGAGGCAGACCAGCGGCGCACGCGAAAGAGTTGCCGCCCACCAGCGAGCCAGCCAGTTCAGCCGCCTTACGCTGGAGGTAGTACGTGGTGATCCAGTTCGTGGCCGGACGCAACACATCGTCGATGATCTGACGGAAGTGCTCCTTGGCCTTCGTCTTCGTCATGATCTGGTCGAAGCACAGGATGTCGGAACCCCATGACTGCTTCTCCAGCGAGTATTCGTTGCGGCTCCAGCCCCAACCGATCTTGTTCTCGGTGGGATCGCACGGCTGGCCGGTACAGGCCGCGCCAGTCGGGTTCTCCCAGGCTCCAGTCACGTTCGGGAACACGCTGTTGAAGCGGTCGAAACGGTGGGTGGTACCGGAATACGCGTCGAAAGATCCGGTGTTGTAGTATCCGATCATCCCGTCAAACGGGCGGATGTCCTTGAGCACTTCCTTGTCGTACACAGGCTCCTGCGAAACGAGGAAGGAAGCAAACTGCTTACAGCTGATTACATTTCCTGCGGCCATATTGGCTCTCCTGCCTCGGGGTTTCTTCACCTACCCCTCCGAGACAACGAGGCAGATTGCGGGTCTGTGAAGACCAGTAATCCAACCTCGGTGGCGAGTCCGAGCCGTGGAACCGGCGGATGCCCTTCGGCACCCTTGGCCAACTGAAATAACGCGCCCAGTTCGCGCTCGGTTGACGAAACCGAGTTAATCGTCGTGCTGGAAGCGTGCTAGCGCCTCTTTCGAGTGTCAACCGGTTTTTTTGACGAAGCCGCTCGCTCACCCTCGCATTGCAGAACATGGTCCTCGATCGCGATAATCAACACCGCGGTTTTCGTCCGGCGGGATCGAATCGCCTCATCTTCCAACATCTGGGCCACCTCAATCGGCAACCTGTAGCTCACTCGAATCGTGTTACTCATGCCGGCGAGTGTGCAGCTTGTGCTTGACACGTCAAGCCATAGAACACAGCCTACGGCTCACGATGGAACTCCGGCCGTACCAAAACCAGCTGTCCAACGACATCCGATCCGCGTTTGCCACCGGCGCCAAGCGCCCGATCGCAGTAAGCCCTACTGGATCCGGCAAGACGGTCCTTTTCAGCTACATCACCTCGCAGGTCCTGAAACGTGGATCCCGGGTTATCATCGTCGCGCACCGGAATGAAATCCTCGAACAGATCAGTTCCACGCTCAAGCGGGTCAGCGTGCCTCATGGATTCATCCAGTCTGGCAAATTCATGGCTCAACAATCTGCCATGGTTGCCTCAATCCAGACCCTTGCGCGACGGTTCGATCGCGTTCAAGAGCCCGACCTTGTCATCATCGACGAAGCGCATCACGCGGTCTCAAAGTCCTACATCCAGATGTTCGCCAACTGGCCGAAAGCCAAGTTCATCGGCGTCACTGCGACCCCAGAGCGTCTTGACGGCAAGGGCCTCGGCTCCGTGTTCGACCGTATGGTCATGGGGCCGTCTGTTGAGTGGCTCATCGACAACGGATTCCTGGCCAGGCCGGTCTACTACGCGCCCCGGGAGGCCGTGGATCTCTCAGGCGTCTCCAAGCTGGCCGGCGATTACAATCTCGGTGAGGCGGCCGAGATAATCGACACCCCAAAAATAACCGGCGACGCGGTAACGCACTACCGGCGCTTTTGCCCAAACCAGCGGGCGGTGGCCTTCTGCATCTCCGTCGCTCACTCGCAGCACGTTGCGGCAAAGTTTGAAGCCGCTGGTATCCCGGCAGCGTCGATCGACGGCCAGCTGGATCAGGAGACCCGCAAGAAGCGAGTGGAAGACCTGACCGCCGGCCGCATCCTGGTCCTCACCAGCTGCGAGTTGATCTCCGAGGGGTTCGATCTCCCCACGGTCAACGCCGCGATTCTCCTTCGGCCCACTCAATCGTTGTCCATGCATTTGCAACAGCTTGGTCGTGCTCTCAGACCTTACCCCGGCAAGACTCACGCTGTCATCCTCGACCACGTAGGAAACTGCATGCGGCACGGCCTAGCCGAACAAGATCGCGAGTGGGACCTTGGCGGCCGCGAGAAACGCAAGTCGAAGTCGCGTCTGGTCGAAACCAAGCAGTGCTCGAAGTGTTTCGCGATCTTCGCCGGCACCACATGCCCGCAGTGCGGATCCGAACGCAAGATCGCTCCTCGGGAGATCGACGAGGTCGATGGCGAGCTTCAGCGCCTGTCCATCGAGGACATCGCCAAGAAGCGCGACGAACGCCGCGAGGAAGGAATGTGTCGAACTCTCGAAGATTTCCGTGCCCTTGCCGCTCGCCGTGGTTACAAACCGGGATGGGCTTTCTTCCGCTGGAAAGCTCGCTCGCGCAAAACCAGTACGCTCATCCTTAATCCATGACCTCCTTGCCATGACCTCACCGCTATGACCGAATCCGAACTCCAAGCCATGATCCTCCGCGCCGCTGGATCGAAACCCCACGTCCGCGTCTTCCGCAATCAAGTGGGCGAGGGATACGTCGGCAAAGCCCTTCGCGATCCCGAAGGCGTCTTCCTGATGGACGCCCGGCACGTCCGTATGGGCCTGTTTCCCGGGTCCGGCGACCTCATCGGCTGGCGTACCCTGACCGTCACGCCCGACATGGTCGGCAAGCCGATCGCCCAATTCCTCTCCATCGAGGTCAAGACCCCCACCGGCCGCGTCCGGCCAGACCAGCGCAACTGGGCCGACCAGATCACCGCAGCCGGCGGACTCGCTATCATCGCCCGCTCAATCTCCGACACCGACAACCTGTGAAATACGTTCCTATTATCTACCAAGACCCCACATTCCGCGCAGCTGCTATCACGCAGGCCCTGCGTCAGACAGCCCCCAAACACCTATCCCCCGAGGCCACCTACCGCTTCTACGAGCTCCTCGGTATGATCTGCGGCAGCAACCCGCCCACACCTGACCAACTCCAGACGGCCCTCCTTGAGGCCAACGAATACGACCTGAACTCCGAGGACTGACACCTCCTCACAACCCCTACAAGCACCCATGGAACTCCACGAACTCGCGGACGCACTCGCCGTCCGCGTTGAAGAACTCTGCACTCAACTCCTTCCCTCCGGTCGCCGCATCGGCACCCAGTGGGTCATCGGCAACGTCTTCGGTGACGCCGGCGACTCCCTGTACGTCGAACTCCAGGGCCCCAAGCAGGGCCTCTGGTACGACCACGCAGCTGGCGAGGGTGGCGATCTCCTCGCCCTCGTCGCCCAGAACCAGACCCTTCCCATCGGCAGGGCAGCCGCCTGGGCTCGGCAATTCCTCGGCATCCGCGACGACTACCAACCCACCCACCGCACGTTCGACCCCCTCAAGCACGGCCACCGCACCAGCGTCACCGAGCCGTACCGCTACGGCACCGCCGCCTGGCCCTACCACAACCCAGACGGCACGATCCACGCCTACGTCGTCCGCTTCGACCTCCCGGACGGTTCCAAGGACGTGCGCCCCCTCCGACTCCTGCCGCCCGATAACCAGCTTCCCGACCCACTCAACCCCCGTCACTGGCGCTGGAAGGGCTGGCCCAACCCCGACCCGGTCCCCCTCTTCAACCTCCACCTCCTCACCCGGCGCCCGAACGACCCCGTCCTTATCGTAGAGGGCGAGAAAACAGCCGTCGCCGCCTCTAAGCTCTTTCCGTCCCACGTCGTCATCACCTGGCAGGGCGGGTCCAAGCGGGTCGCCCGCGCTACTATCGACCCCCTGCTGACCAGAGCCACCCCGATTTTCCTGTGGCCCGACCACGACAAACCCGGCCGGGACGCTATGATCTACCTGAAAGCCCGCCTCCCGGCCGCCCGCGTCGTCCATCTCCCTGATTCCCTGCCCGACGGCTGGGACCTCGCGGACCCCATCCCCGTTGACATCTCCATTCAGGGCCTCCTCGACGCTGCTGGCGACCTGCCACGGCCGGCGCCTGCCCAACCGAAACCCGCCTCGGCCAACCCTCTCGACGACCTCCATTACGACCCCAATTCAGGCCAGTGGTGGACCCGCAACTCCTGGGGCGATTACGCTCAGATCAACGGCGAGCGTGTCCGCACCCTCTTCACCGAGTCCGGCGTCTCCCCCACCAAGGACCAGACGGGCGCCTCCGACGTGGACCGTGAACTCCTGCGCCGCACCCGGGACACCCGGATCCGGTATGCCGGCTGCGTGGCCGGTCACCGCGCCGGTCTCTACGGCAACATCCTGGTCACCGAATCCGTCGCGCTACTGGAATCCGTCCCCGGCGACTGCGCCCGCATCCAGACCTACCTCCACAACCTCCTCGACCAGAACGACGACCAATACTGGCGCCTCATTTTCTGGCTGGCGCTCCGTCGCCGCGCCGTCCTCACCAACACCTGGCGAGCCAGCCAAGCCCTTGCCCTCGTCGGCCCAGCCGCGTGCGGCAAGTCCTTCGTCCAGGCTCAGGTCATCACCAAACTCCTCGGAGGCCGCATCGCCAAGCCCTACCGCTATATGTCCGGCGCCACCGAGTTCAACGGCGACCTCTTCGCCTCTGAACACCTCTGCATCTCCGATGAGGCACCCGGCCGCGACATCCATTCCCGGCGCTCCCTCGGCTCCCACATCAAATCCATGCTGTTCGACATCGACCAGTCCTGCCACCCCAAGAACCGCCAAGCCGTCACGCTCCGCCCCATCTGGGCCATGTCCATTTCCCTCAACGACGAGCCCGAGAACCTCCAAGTCCTCCCCCCGCTCGACCCCTCCCTGATGGACAAGCTCATCATCCTGCGCTGCGTCCGCAATCCGCTCCCGTGGCCCGGCCCCGAAATCGAAGTCCTCCGCGACATCATCGACACCGAACTGCCAGCCTTCGCGCACTACCTCGACGGCCTCACGGTGCCTGAGCACCTAGTCGAACCCCGCTGTGGCCTGAAAGCCTACCAGCACCCAGCCATCCTCGAAGAACTCATGCAGCTGTCGCCCGAGCACCAACTCATCGGCCTCATCGACACCGTGATCTTCGAGAACGAGTTCCTCACCTGGCGAGGCACCGCCGCCGACCTCGAAACCATCCTCCGCGACTCCAAGTATTCCCGCGAGGCCGACCGCCTCTTCCGCTTCAACACCGCCTGCGGCGTCTACCTCGCTCGGCTGCATGAGCAGGATCCGGAGCGCATCAAGAAGACCAAGACCAACGGCAAGGTGAAGTGGGCTATTTCGCCGCCGAAGAAAACGGAAACCTGGAGTTGACGGCCAGTGGAGGGGTCGCAATCATACGTTCGTGAACATAACATGGCAGTTAAAACGGTGGAGCGTCGGCATGACCATGCACCGCTCAAACTTCAACGCGAACCCGGAAGATTGGACCAAGCTGAAGCATTACGCATTGAAGATGCCGCACCTGAAGGTCACTGACGATTACATCCACGCTTGGACGACCTACAAAGCTGCAACCACACCTGTGGACTCGGCCGACGAACGATTCGAGAAGTCATTCCAATGGCCGCCTGCCGAATGGTCTGGCTCCATGGACGACCTCTACAAGACACAACAGAATACGCCTTACGACGCCGTGACCTTCGCGGTCCTCTTCGGTCGCTTCGCAAAACGGTTTCCGCAACGAGTCAGGAAGTTTCGGGCAAGCCAGCGCAACTGGTGGAAGATCCTTGAAAACGAAGAGGATCTAACCAACGGATGGCCCGACGCAGGGCGAGGCTCTGTTTAGGGTCTAGTGAGGGTTGGGCCCCCCTCTCACCCTGCGTTTGACCCCCGTAAACAGGACTCCAAACCGATGTCTCGAAAAAATCAGGGTGAGGGTGCGAGAGGGGGTCGCCAAGGTCTCGCTGGGACGGCTGGGGATTTTTTTTGGCGCAGCCGCAAATTCTGGCGGATGCCGCAGTCTTGGGAACCAGCAACCCTTCTATTACCTCTTATACCCCCTACCAGAAGAGAGATAAGTCCTAAGAATCAGGGCAAAAACGCAGGGTGAGGGTAAGGCCAAACCCCTCACAGACCCCTCACACCACCCCCCATGGTAAAGCGTTCTATGTCGGTTTGGAAAATGGCCTAGGTATTGGGGAGGGGGTCCCGTATGCGATCCGGTGCCGGGGCGGTCCCTACCGGGGGCAGGGGGTGGGGACGGTCTAGGCCGCAAAGGAATCCCTTACGGGTCCCACGGGGCCGGGAGCGGCGCTGGCTGCATCGTGACCAGATGCGCGGCCGTCTGTCGGTCCGGTCCGGTCGGATACCTTGTGGTCCTAGGTGTCTAGGTCTGGGGGTCCGGCAGGGGAGACATCGAGCATGGGAGCGGGGCGCTTTCCACCAGGAGCGGATGCGGGGCGCTTGGTCCACCCGATCACTTCCATGATCTGCGCCTGGACGGCCACTAGCGCTTTCGCAGCGGCGATCCGGTCCGGTGCCGGGCTTCCTGTGTCCTGGGCAATCTCCGCCATGTCCACAGCGCAGCGCCGCAACCGTAGCGCCATCATGCCAGGCTCCATTGCCCGAGCCAGAGACAGCACAACTTGACTCCGCCCTTCCCTTCGGTTCAGCGACCTTCCATCCACCTCGGGCAGCTTGTTTTCCAGCGCTGGCATGACGTAGACATACACTTTTCGACCACGATTTCAACCAATGTTTGCCGAGGTTTTTTGGAAGAACTGCGAATGAGGAGTTGACACGGAAAGCGTTTTATGAGACCTTGACGGCCCACAGTATGAAAAACGAAACGAAACAAGACTGGATCGCCAAACTCAAAGAGTTGGCGTTTTCCCGATACGAAACCGCCTACGGTTATCAGGTGTTCGTCGAATGCTACGACACCGCCGACTGGGTCGAGTTAATCGAAGATTGCAAAACCTACGAGGAGGCTGAAGCCAAAGCTGTCCGAATCGCTTGGTTGACGACCTCCCGCTACGAGGATGCCCAAGCTGAAATCTTCTGACCAGATCCGAGGCCATCCCTTCGGGGGTGGCTTCTGGTCCGGCCAGAACGGCGGGAGATAACACCATGAAAAACACCTACCGACTCAACTCGACCGAAATGGTCTACACCCCCGGCATCATCCGCTTCGCGCAGTCGATGTTCCCGACTGATGCACCAGCGGCCGTCCGGATCCTCCGCGAAGGATACGGCCTTCCGAACGCGATCGCCGAGGCGCTGGCCTCCGGTTATCTGTCGTATGAAGTCGAAGGTGAGGCCGTCGTGTTCCATGTGCAGGAGGTGGCACTATGAAGCGCCTTCTCCGTGCCGCCGTGCTGATCCTTGGCAGTGGCGTCGTGTTCCTGATCGTCTGGCTGCTGGTGGACGCAGTGATCGGACCTATCGGATGACCCGGCGGCGCTCTGCGTGACAGACGGAGCGCCAGCGGATCAGCTGATCCAAACAACTAACGAACTATGAAACTACAAGAGATCCAAGCGGCCGTTCTGGCTGGGAAAACCGTCCACTGGAAGACTGAAGCCTACGAGGTTGTGTGCGACTCGGTTGGTCAGTGGTTGATCGTGTGTCGATCGACCAAGGGCTGCTGGGGGCTCACGTGGACGGACAACACGACGATGAACGGGAAGCCTGAGGAGTTCTTTGTTGCAGGTGTGACTCAGGTGACTCTGGTTGACAAGATGCGCGCCGCGCTCGAAGCGGTGGACCGCGCTGACACGTATGTCCATGAGCGGGGCGCGGCACTCGCGCTGGTGCGTGCGGTGTTGAAGGGGGGTGCGCTGTGAATCTGGGAGACTTCGTGACGTGTCCGGACGGCATGACCGGCATGGTTATGGGCATCGACGGCGACCGGGTGCTGGTCCGGTTCTTGGACGGGTGCCGGTCGTTCCCAGCGGCGCAATGCGTATTGGTGGAGGTCGATTTGATATGAAGCCCCCCGCAGAATTCAAGGTCATGCGAGTCCGTGATTGCGGGACTGCTGAGCCTGTCATGGGTGACTGCCCTCCGAAGGTGGCAGCGTATTGGAAGGAGCACGTCGCCACTGCTCCGTGGTTCTCACCGGATCAGGAGTCATTCGTGACGATTTTCCTGAACACACGCTGCCGGATCACTGGCCATACGCTGGTTGCGATCGGGACCTTGAATGAGGTCGTGGTCCATCCCAGAGAAGTGTTTCGGGCCGCGATCGTCGCGTGCGCTCATTCGGTTGTCATTGTGCACAACCATCCCAGCGGAGACCCGGCCCCATCAGAGGCTGACATCCGGATCACCAAGGAACTGATTGCAGGGGGCAAGCTCCTGCGGGTTGACGTGCGCGACCATATCATCATCGGAGCGGAGCGGAACGTTTCCCTCCGGGAGCTTGGGTACGGCTTCTGACCGACCCGGCGAGCCTATCCACTGGGTAGGTTCTGCGGATCGGTTTGATCCACACAAAAAAAACACCATGAAACTACAAGACGCAGTCAAAGCGGCCCGGGTCCGAAAAGGACCGGCCGCTGGCATAGACGACACCGGCGAATTTTGGGTCATTCCAGAGCCGCCGTTGATTGATATTCACGGGAGTGACGGGGTTGGGAATAACGCAAGCCACCGGAAGGCATTCCTTCACTTGCGACACTACCGGAGCGGGCAGGTTGAGGCTGTAGTGCGAATTGTCAGCTGGCACCAGAACGCAGGGGAGTCTAGCAAATACGTGAACGTGTCAGGGATCTTGAGCGGTATGACGGCGGCCGAAGTGATCTCCGGATTGCTGGCTCGCGAAGTGGAAACCTGCTGGGAGTTTTTTGACCCAAGTCGAACGGACGACCTGACCAAGTGGCTCGGTGGCCTTGGGATTCCGGCTGCAGCCCCCAGCCCTGATGAGGAGGCCCTGTGAGCTGGTTCATCCTCAGCAACCAGAACGGCGCCGAGATCAGCCGGCACCGAACGCTGGTCCGCGCCGTCGAAGCTCAAGAGGCATTCGGGCACCCGTCCACGATCACCGGCACGGAGCCGATCGACCCGCAGGACATCGAGATCGCAGCCGAGATCCTGCGGACCCAGGAGCGCCGAGGGTTTGAGCTCCGGAATTACGTCCACAGGATGCGCCTGGGGACCTATGCAACCCGGGAGGCCGCCGAAGCCGCCCTAGCTGAACAGGTGGAATTGAACCCAGCGAACCGGATAAACTGCGGGGTTGAGGTGGCCCGGCAGGAGGTGGCCCGATGAAAACCGAGATACTCGAAGCCCTGGCGCGATTTGTGGCGCAGCGCTCCGGAATCGACGGCCGGAACTACGGCGGGAGCCGGGAGGCGTTCATGCAGGACTACCGCCGGATCCTGCGAGACGGCCGAGAAGCGCGCGCCTTGCTGCGAGCGGTGGAGCTGTCGAAGGGTCTGCCTGAGTCCATCCTAGTCGATGTCCTAAAATCCGGCCGACTCACCTGGGACGGAAAGCGGTTGGAATACTGCGCCGGGCAGTACTTCCCGACCGAGTACCGCGCCGCTGCGTGCCGGGCGTTGGCGTCGGCGCTGTGGAATTACTGGCGCGACGGTGGCCGATACACCGCCGACCAGATCCGGGAGGCTGCGCGGATGAACCTAGGGCGAGGAATCGCCAGCCGCTGGTTCAACTGATTAGAGCACGGCCGGCCCTGCGGGGCCTGCCTTCTCTGGCCAGTAGAGCCGGAACAAACCTATGAGCACACCAACGCCCGGACCATACCCCCTCAAAATCACACAGGTTGACGACCTGTTCGTCATTGTCACGAATCAGGGTAACCACTACGCGAAGACTTTCGACCCTGCTGCTGCTCGTTTGATTGTCTCCGCGCCTGAGTTGCTGGCGGCGTTGGAGGGAATCATCCAGTGGTGGATGAAAACGGAGGATGGCGACGATATGCCTTCGGCCCTTTTCGTTCAGGCTCATGACGCCATCGCGAAAGCCAAGCCTTGACCACACGAACCGCTTACCGTAGAAACCCCTCCGCTAGGCCCGGGTGGGGCCGATACTGCCCAACCAGGGGCGCGACTGGCCAACGCGCACGACTCCCGATGAAAACTGAACTTCTCGCTGCTTTGATCGCCGTGGAATCTGGCGGCAACGACCTAGCCCGCGGCCGGCACGGAGATCTTGGCGCTCTCCAGGTGCGTCCCTGTGTCGTGAGGGATGTGAACCGGATCGCAGGCACGCACTACCGATGGGCCGAGATGACCAACCGATGGGCCGCGTTGGGGGTGTTCAAGATTTACACCGGGCACTATTGCACCACGGAGCGCCTGGGTAGGGAGGTAACCGATCAGGACGTTGCCCGGGTTTGGAATGGTGGCCCGAGCGGATGGAAGCGGCGCAAGACCGTGGCGTATTGGAAGCGGGTGTGGGCTCGGATGGGTGCTCCCTCGAATGGTGGCACCGATCCGCGCCAGTAACGCGGGAACAGATTATGGAGAACGAAACACAACCAAACGATGAGGCGCCGCTGGTGCCTCCAGCAGTCAGTCAGGCCGCATCCGCATTGGGTCGTCGCGGTCGCGGTCGAGCGAAAACGATCACCGATGAGGACCGCCAGCGGCGCAGTGACCAGATGAAGGAGATCAATACCCGGCGCACAGTCCGAATCCAAGGCGTCGTGGTGAACGGACCTCGTGGTAACACGACGGTTCCTGAGGCGATCAAGCGGCCGCTAATCCAGCCGGTGACAAATCCGGCGCTGATCGACTCGATCAACCGCGCCTCGCAGACCCCGCCCCCGTGGCCGAGCGAGCGCGTGGCCCGGGTGCAGGGAAGGAGGGTCCAGTGAATCGGAAGGTGACCATTGAGATCACGGACGCCGATGGTGGGTTTCACCTGTCCATCGACGTGCAACCGCCCCTGCCCACCGATGGGACCGTGCCTGAGCCGTCTGGGGCGCTGATCGCCGGCATGGTCGCTCGGCGAGCGATTGAACAGCTGGTCCAGCAGCAGCAGGAGGGAGGTTCGATTGAAGCGAATTGAGATCGCCCGCCGGGTGTCCGAGGAGTGCGGCTTGCTGGTTCCGCACGCGAAGCAGGTCGTGGACTGCGTGATGGAAGTTGTCATCGAGCAGATCCTGACCGGAGACCTCACCCTGCCCGATGTGGGTCGGTTTGAGGTCAAGTGGACCAAGCCGATGATCGGCCGGAACCCGCTGATCCCGTCGGTCGAGATCCCGATTCCACCCCGGCCGAAGGTTTACTTCCGACCGTCGAAGGAACTGGCCGATCGGGTGATTAAAACACTTGCGGTTGTGGGCAAGAAAAAGTAGGGTACAACCGCTTGTAGTTGTTAGGTTGTCAGCCCCTGGGATCGCGAGGTCTCAGGGGTTTTTTGTGGGGCTCCCTCCCCCGGCGTCCTGACCGGGAGAGGGATGCACCGATACCAAGCCGACGTGAAACCACCCCGGCCACGTCGGTTACCTGAAGGTGGCTGATAGCACGCCTGGGATCTTCCTGAGGTTCGCCAGGAGCGCGTCCGGATCTTGAGAGTTGCAGACGCAGACGCCAATAAGATCCTTGCGGGACCGGTCGCTGAGATCGTTGGTATCGATCACGACAACCCGGTCACCGGATAGGGTAATCAGTTGGATGACGGTGGATTGCTTGGATGGTACAGGCGTCTTCACTCGCAGCTGTAGATTTCGGTGGTGGTTTTGAGGTCCGTCGGCCACTCGGGCGTGACGAAAGACCGGTCGCAGAACAGGACCTTGTCGGTGGGCTGGATGGTCAGGCGGCCGTTGTTCAGCTTAATGAAGCAGAACTCCTTAGCCTGCTCGGGATGACGGCTGAAGCCGTCGTCGATGGGTATGGCGGTGAATAGGTAATCGCCAAGAAACTCATCGTCGCAATTCTTGGCGACGACTCCCATACCTCGGAGGAACGTGTATTCGATCGTGCTGAACTCCCGGCCGTAACAGTCCCAGCGTTGGGCGTGGTCTGGATGCCAGTCACGTGCAGGCGTGGGATCGAATGCTAGCGCGTGAGGTGGCACCGCCCGATAGACAGCCCCGCATTCAAGCATGATGGTGCAGCCCCACATCCTGCCTGGAATCGAGACCAGCCCGAACCAGACACAGCGGATGAACCCGGTGCGGCTAGAGATGAAACGGGCATCCACGTAGCAGTATTGGTGGTGCGGCAGCTGGCCAGATTGGGAGTAGGTCATGGTTTCAGCGCCTCAAAGGCGATCTGAGATTCGGTTGAGCGGTTGCTGCGGTAGTCGGTGTTTGCAATGCGGTGGAGAGCCTCCTCCAGCCGCTTGATGCGCTCCATGTAATGCTTCCTCTCTCCTTCGAGCTTGTCCCACAGAGCGCGGAGACGGTTTTCGAGTTCGGTGACGTACTTTTCACGTTCTCTCAAAGAGTTCTGAAGCGATTCAATTTCCTGAAGATGAAAGTTCACAGCTTGGCCTCCTTGGCTTTACGCCATGCTTTTTCTGCAGATTCCCATCCCAGAGTTGGAGAAACTCTGTGTGTCTTGCAGTAGTTCATCATCCATACCCATTTCGTACTAAGTACGTCGTTCTCAAGCTGCGTGATGTGCCGCTTCAGTGCGCCAACTTCCGCCTCGACACATTGAGTGGTTTGATCGTTTCGATTGACTTCCTCATTGGTCATTGTTCCGCACATAAACCAGTACGGAGATGTGGTCCACCCATCTTTCACCGGGGAACCGCAGAATGGACATGAATTGATTGTACTCACAGCTTGGCCTCCTTGGCTTTGTTCCAGTTTGAAGTAATTTGGCAATTGCTGCACCATGGTTCCATCGCATCCCCCGCAGCTTCCAAACGCTTGATGCGGTCTTCTTGTTCCCTAATCTTTTTGGATTGAATGTCGGCCATCCATTGCTCACGCATGATCTGTAGCACCTTAGCTGCTATCGCTATACGTTGTTGTTCTGGTGTCATTTCGCCTCCCTCGCTTTGAGCATTGCGTCGGCGATGAGGTATGCATCCCGTGCTCTGAGTTCAAAATACTCATCATCTGACCTCGTCCCAAAGTCAATATGCGGCAACGCAGCCGCCGCGAAGTAGTCGCGGAGGGTCATTCCGTGGCAATATCCAAGTGATGTTTTGTGAGGAAACGCCGGTCCTCCGGTGTTGATTGGTGCGCTCATTTCGTTTCCTTCCGCTTGTGCATTTCTTTTCCGTGTGCCAGCACCTGGTCGATTCGATTCATCGGGCACCGGATTACGGTTGCGATATTCTCCTTCGAGATGCCGTGCAACGACATCTCCCATGCCCGGAGGCAGGCGTACTGTTCCAGCGGCGATTTTCTGTAGCGTACCTCCGAAAGCTTCGGAATGGGCCGGCCGTCCGTAGTGAACTGGGTGCCGTGCGGGTAAGACATCAGGCCGCGTGAGACGGCTCTGGCTACCAGATTGGGGGCTTGTTCAAGGAGGTTCATACGCGGACCCCCACTTTGGTTTCCTCGAAGATTCTGGTGTGAGCCAGCTGCCGACATCCGGCCCGGATCTTCTGCAACACGGCAGCACGCTTCACTGTGATCTCAACCAACTCGGGATGGGCAGCTGCGAACGCGGCCAGGTCGGTGACCTCAAAGTTCCATTCGTCTCGGACGACTGTGCCGGCAGCCTTAACAGGCTGGATCGGCGCCGGAGCAGCTGCGATTCGTGTCGCCGCAGCAGCGGCAGCAGCGCGATCGAACTCGGCACAAGCCCTAGCGCGTTCGGCCGCGATGCGTTGAGCTTCGGTCTCGGCCATCATGGCGTCACGGCGTGCGGCTTGTTCTCGGTTGCGAATTTCTTCCAAGCGCGCCATCTCGGCGACGCGCAGCTTGCGCTCTTCCTCCTGGCGCTTGCGTTCGGCTTCCATGGCCAGCCGGCGTTGCTCGATCTCGTAGTCGGTCAGCAGGCGTTTGAGTCGCGCTTCCTCTGCTAGCACGTCCTTGATGAACTCTTTGGCAGTCGCGTCGATGCGCTGCCCAAGATCCAGCACGGGCGCCTTGGCCTCTTTGCGAGATGTCTCGACGGCCTTAATCAGACTGGCGATTGCGCGGGCAGCGTCAACGGCCGCCCGCTGGTTGCCTGGCGTGGTGACGGCGATAATGGTGGCGGAGTCATCCAGCACATCCTGTCGCATTGTGAATGCGGCGGGAACGATCTGGATGGAGACGGATTCAGTGTTTCGGATTTGGAGGGCATTCATTGGATGATAACCGAGCGCGCTGCGCTCTTAGAAAGGCCGAATCGTTTGCCGAGTTCGGCCCAGGTGTAGGTTGAGTTTTTTGCGTAGGTTTTTCGGATCTCGGCCGCCATGGAGGGCGTGACAGTCGTGCGGCGCTTGCGCTTGCAGGCGACCGGCTTGGCCATCACGCCCCCAAGGAGGCGAGCAATCTGGTCAGAAGTCAAAGGGGCTGTCATTTTTCAGGATCCAGTTGGGGCTGGAGATGATTCCCGTGCTATCACCGTTGTAGCCCGGCCATGAGTCCGTGTCCTCGCAGACCATCCATTGCCTGAGCCACGACTGCCAGGTGCGCGACCCGGCTTCCAAGGACTCGCGGTCCAGCTGGTACACGGCCACGGCAAACGGCGCTCGGTCTTCGACACAGACCCACTGCCATTCCCGGATCTCGCCGGTGATGTCGCGGTAGAGGTCACGGTAGTACGCGGCCTGCACGTCATAGCGCAGCTGGCCAATCTGCCGGCGGAACCCGACCCTGCTGGCATCGCGGCACTTCTTGAGATCCACGATCACCGGGGTTGCGTACGGGAGCCAGTCGATCAGGCCTTTGCGCTCGCAGGACTCGAACTCGCCGAAGATTCCAACCTGCGCCTTGCCTTGCTCGGCAAACAGGCGGCCGGCGACCGGGTGCTCGCGAACGGCCTCGACCATGCGCTCGACGGTTTCGATCTCCTCCTGTGAGAACACGGTCACGCCGCGCTCCTTGGTATCGTCGCGCCACGCACGGGCCTCCTTGGTGCGGAAGTCCTCGTAGGGGCTGGTGGTGTAGAGGTACGGCGTGCCTAGGACCTTGTGGTCCAGCAGGGAGCCGATGTTCATGGCCTCGGTAGGCTCGCGTTCTTCCTCGAAGCCGGCTTCAGCGTGGAGCGGCGAGCGGGCGAACGCCTTGAGCGCAGAGACGTTGATTGCGGGGTGGGAGCGGTACGTGTGTACGTCGATGGGGTGGATGAGTTTCATGGGTGGATCGAATCGGTATTCAGCGGTGCGCCAAGCTGGGTTGACTCGCATTACTTCGCAGCCCCCTTCGCAGCCTGACGAGCGATGCCCCTGCGGTTGCGGATCACCCATTGGGCGAGTTCAGGTGGAAGGTCATTGGCGGTCGGGTACGCCTCGGGGTTAGGCCACCAGCTGAGTTCAGTGGCCATGGCGACCAGCTGCTCGTAGGTGAGGCCGATGGAGAACAGTGTGCCCTCAACGGTCTCGGTGTTGAACTTGTCCAAAGCTGGGGTTTCAGGAACTGCCGGCGCAGGCGTAGGCTCAGGTGCTGGCACCGGCTCAGGCGCGGTGGGGGTAGGCTCCGGTTCTGGCTTGGGTTCAGTGAACACCGGATCAACAACCGCGATGGCCTCGGGCTCCTTCTTGCGGCGCTGCTTGGGCTCAGGCGGCGTCGGCGTAACGTCCACGACGGACGTGGTGACCGTCGGCTGCACAACCTGATTTGCCTCCGGCGTGTCGTGGATCTCCTCGGCGGTGTGCATGCCAAGCGCGATCTCGGGCGCATAGGCGCGGGTCCAGAACGCAGCGGCGCGGTACTGGAGCATCTGCTCCGGCATGGTCCTCCATTTAGATCCATTCTTGGAATACCATCCCTCGGCCTTGGCCATGGCGATCGTCACCAGGGCGCCGACCAGTTCGAGGTTGCCCTCGCGCTCGACGGCGTAGGCGCGGCATCCCCACTCGTCGGCACCTTCCTTGCCGACCCAGCGGAAACGCATCGGAGAGAAACGGCCGCAGCTGTTGACGGTGGCGATCAGGAACGCGGCAGACCACGTGGGCTTGCCGTGGATGGGAACCATGGACTGCATGACAGCCATGACCGAGGCGCCGATGCGCTGGCTGAGTTCCAACGCGATGATGCAGTTCCCGAGGTTAGCCTCGCCCCGGTAGGCGTCGGGAACGAGGGTGCTGGACGCAAGGGCCTTGGCCATGCGTTGGACTGAAACGAACGCGTTCTCCGAAGAGAACGCGCTGAGAGGTTGCGATTGCTGGGTTGTTGCGACTGGTAGGTTGCTCATACGTGTGTCAACGTATGGCAAGTGGTGCGTGCCGTCAATACAGGATTATCGAATTCCCATAGCTTTTTTCGATTTTGCGTTCGCAATGTCCTCGATCCGATCCAGCTGCCGCTTGGTGGCGGTCTGAGGATCCAGCTGCGAAATGCGGGTCTTGAGTTCGACTGCGCGGACCTCCTGCATCCTGGTCAACTCCTCCGGAGTGGCCTGCCGTTGCACGCGGCCGAACTGGAAGAACCGATTGTTTTGCGGGGTGGACGGAGTCCATCCAGTCTTGGCCAGCACTTGGTAGGCACGATCAGGATCGTCGCCTCCAACGATTGCGGTGCCGCCGGTGAGGATCGACATGATGCGCTCCTGGGCGCGCGGCGTGCCTACTGGGTCTCCAAGGAAGTTGCGGTCCACCTTACCACTCCAGGGCGTCGGCACTAGGAGGTTAATGAACGTCTGGTCCTTGGGGTTGAACTCCGCGCCGGACATGGCGGCAGCCTCGCGTAGGAGCGGTGCAAACGGAATCAACGGGCTTACTGCACCAGCGGCGATCTTGCCCATGTCAGGGGTCTGGCGGTACACGCCGGAGCCGATCATGCCAGATGCAGTGCGCCCTTGCGCCACAGCGGAGTAAGCGCCGTAGGCTAACGCACCACCTACATCCTTCGCAGTGAGTTCGCGGGGCTCAAACTTCAAGCCCTTCTTTTTGGCAGCAGCCTCGGCCTTCTGGTTCAGGCGGTTGCGCCTGGCGACCTGATACTGAAGCTCACCGATCGCAGCCAGTGCCGGCCGTACAACCTGAATCGGCCCGGTGTTCAACGACACGCGCAGGATCTTACCGCCAGGCAGTTCAAGCTCCATGGTGTTCGGACGGTGGCCTTCACGTTCCCAGAGGTCAGCTTCCTCCTTGTCGTCGGGCCACCTGGTGAAGACGCGTAGCGCGCCAGAGAGAACCAGTGCAGCAAAGGCGCCTGACAGGCCCAACCCGGTTGCGGCCTCGATTTTGCGCTGCGTCTTGTCAGCCTCGGTCTTGTACCAAGCGGATCCCTCGAAGGCTTTCGGCACGAATCCGCCGCCGGCAAACGTGAGGGCACGGTTGATGCCGATCGCAATCGCGTTGGAGAAACGTCCGACAGGGTTCGGGATGCCAGTCTTCGCAAGGAAGTCGCTGGCATTCTTCATGCCTTGCCCGATCACGCCACCAAGCCCACCGGTTTCTTCAACGTTCCAACCGATCGTGGAGCGGAGGTCCTGGGTGAGTTCCTTGAGCGCACCCGTATCAAGCCCGGCCGCTTTGATGCGTTGGTACTGCCGGGCGCGCACGACGTTCCAGGCAGCGGCGCGGCGCTCTTTCGGGCTAATGTTGGGATCATCACCAACGATTGCTTGAGCCAACGCGTACTCGGCTATCGCATCTCCGATGATAGTCTTGGCGGTCTTGCGAGCCTGCTCGGGCGCCATGCCCTGAAGACGCAGCTGGGACTCGGTCCATGCACCGATCTCCTGCTGTTCAGCCAGGACGCCTTGGAAGGCATCGAGAGATGAAGCGAACCGGAACGATAGCTGAGAGATGCCGATCATTCGCACCAGCGCGGACCTGGCGTAGTCGCCGTTCTTGGCGTACTCGCTGGCCTGCGCGTTGATGCGGTCTAGCGCCCGGATACCGCTCTGGATACCCATGATAGTATCCTTCTCGGCTCGGCCCTTGGCAGCCTCCAGCGCAGACGTGAGGGCCATGTTGAGCGCATTGAAGCGCGCCTTGTAGGCGTCTTCGAGCGCAGCACTGGTATCCTTCCACAGTCGGCTTGCGCGGTTTGGATCGCGACTGGTGCGGTATCGCTCTACGGCCGTCGCTACTGCACGCGTCGGCGTGTAGTAGAACATCTGGGTAGCCACGTCGATCAGCTGCTTGGTAACGAAGCTCGGTTTGAACAGCAGTTGTGCCGAAGTCACCTCATTGATCGCTCGCGCCAGGTTCTGCTTGTTGCCACGGATCGGCATGGTCATACGCGCCCAGCGCATCTGGATCTCGCGCATAATGTCTGCCCGCCTTCCAAGGTTCTTCGCGGCCTTGATGTCGTCCGTGATACCTTTGCTGATTTCCTCTTCGGTGGCCGTGCTGAGTTCCTGTTCCAGGCGCGCCAGGTCTCGGAGGCGTGAAACCTCCTCATCGGTAGGCACCTTCCATCCAGCCTTCTTCGCAATGCTTTGCAGGAGCACCGCCGAGTTCATGCCACCTGCGTTCACGAATTCCTCGATCTTCTGCCACAGCGGGCGCCCCGGACCAGCCTCCTCGCGCTGCTTCGGTGTGAGCTTCTGGACCGCAAGATCAAGCGCACGGATGCGCGCCCGTTCAAACTTCGCCTCGAACGCTTTGGCCAGCGCAAGGCCCGTCTTGTCGGCCAGCGCCTGGTCGATCGCCAGTTCCGACAGCAACGCTTCGGAGAACGCTTGAGCCAGTTTTGCCTGGCCACCCTGCGGGGTATTGAGAACCCGCTTCACCAGGTCGCCCATCTTAGGAACCAGCCGCTGCAACGCGGGATTCTTGGCGATACTTTCCACGATGCGCTGGTCCAGCAGGCCGGCGCGGATACCTCCGGCGAGGCGATCGACAGCCTTGGCCCGGTCGGCCGCCAGCTGCGCGTCGGTCTTCGGCTGGGCTGGGTCGAAGCTCACGTCCTTGGCACCCACGATCTGGGATACCGCTGCGTTCTCAGCTTCCATCATCCGCTCGGTGAGATAGGTCCAGACGGCACCCTGCATCCACTCATCAGTCAACTTCTCGGCTGCGGTGATCTGGTTGAGTTTGCCGGTAAGGAACGCGAGCTTCTCGGCCCGTGTCCTGGTCGCCATGCCAAAAAGCTCATCGGCTGTCAGGTAGGTCTTGGCAACGCGCTTCAAGAGGTCACGGGTCTTTTGGGACCGGTAGCGCGGGTCCTCGGTGATGCCAGCGTTAATCAGCCGCTGGAGGCGGTCGCTTGCGGTCGTGGGTCCCGTCTTGACCTTCACGTCCAAGAAGTTATTCAGCACACGCTGGCGGGCCAGCTGGATCTGAGAACCCACATTTGCGGTTACCATCTGCATCACTCGGGCCTTGGCCTCGGGGGACGCGCCGGCTAGGTTTATGACACGCTCGATGGCGGACAACTGCTCGCCGATCACACGGCTCATCTCAGCGTTTGGTTGTTGAACCAAGCGCACCAGGTCGATCTTGGCGGGCGCCGGAGGAGCGGCTTTCTTCGGCCCGAACTGCGTTCCCTTAAACCGGCCGCGGATCACGTCTTGGACGAGCTTCAGGGTGGTTGGCGAGTAATTCAGGAACCCGTCGCGGATCGTGCGCCAGTGAGCGTACTTCGGGAGGTCGAGACCCTCCTCGATCGCCTCTGGATCGGGCTCTTCTCCAGCGTCCTTGGCTTCCTGATACTGAGCGCGAAGCTCCTCGTTGCCGGCTGCGCTGGCCATCATAACCGCCCATCCAGCGTTAAACTCGGCCTGCTTAACTGCATCCTCGGTGGCCTTTTGCACCTTGGCTTGGGTCGCCGGACGGGTCATCAGCGCGAGGCGCTCGTCGGGAGTGAGCTTTCGATTCGGAGGCTGGGGAGGCTCGGTAATCCCGAGGGCTAAAGCGTTCTCGATGATCTGCTCGATGGCTTCATCCTCAAGTGCGCGTTGTTCTTTCGCCTTCTGGGTGGGCGGCTTCTTGGTAGTTAGGCGCGCCTGGACAGTCCGGTACACGCGGCCGCCAGTGTCGGCCAGCGCCAAGATTCCAAACCGATTCAACATCTGCTGGAGATCCGGTTTCTCGCCAACGATCTTCTGGATCTCCGCTTCCGTGAACTGGCCCCGGAACTCGGTCATAATCTTATCGAGCACACCTTTGACGCTCTCGCCATTGAAGTTGTCGTAGATGGCCGATGTCAGGAATCCGCGCACGTTGCGGGCTAGGGCCACGAAGTCCTTCACCGAGGCTTTCAAGCTCGCCAGGTTCCGGCCGAACTCAGACGCCTCAGACTGACCGATCAGGTAGAGTTCGTCGCGGGTCTCGGGGCTGAACGCCTCGGAGATTCCGAAATGGTTCCGCAGCGAATTGATCAATTCTGCGACGGTATCGCTACGTCCTTCGGCTTTGGCCTTGGCGATCTTGTCCTTGGCGATACGGACCAACTCCCGTCCAGCCGCCTCTTGGTCCACTCCATCGACGGGAGCAAATAGGGCGTCTCCCACCTGGCGGAACTTCACTCCCGCTTCATTGAACGCATCGACCGCCAGCTGGAATCCAGCATTACGGACTTCAGGAGTGAGCGCCCGGCGCCCCGCCACGACATCTTCAAACCCGCCACGCTTGGTAGTCACCGGATCGCCAGGCGTGCTGTAGATCATACCGAAGTCGGTAGCCGCACGCTCAGGCAGGCTGGAGACGTCAGCGATAACCTCCGGCGTGGGCTCAACTGTTGATCCTTGAGCGCGGTCCCAGGCGTACTGCAATGCCGGGCCGAGCTTCAGGCGCAGACTGGTCGCCCACTGAGATGCGTTCTGAATGCCAGCGCGGATCGCGACGGAAGCGAGCTTGGTGAGGGCTTCGAGAACCCGGCGTGCAGACTCCTCGGGCGTCGGGCCTTCGGTGATGCCGGCCTTGGGGGTGATCGACTCGACGAACTGGGCGATCGCGTCGGAGGCTTCGGCGGCGGCGGCGCCGAGATCCATCTGGGTTTGCGCCTTCTCTTGGGCGGCCTTGGCTTCGGCGGCAGCGCGGGCGGCGGCTTGGGCTTCGCGCTGCTTCCTTTCGTAATCAACACCCCTTTCGCCAACTAAGGCGAATGCCTCAGATTGACCAGAAAGCAAATCGCCTTGCTGTTGCATGGCGCCCAAGCGCGGGGTCTGGGGTGGCGCTTCAGTCTCGGGAGGCAAAAACTCTGTGCTTCGGCTTACGCGAATGGGCTCGCGATCAACGAAAATCGTATCGTCATCCGTAAGCTGCTGAACCCCAAACTTCTCGCCATCTCGAATCGTGTACTGACCATCCGGCGTGACAGAGGTAACTTCAAAGAGTTCCCCTTGAACAAAGAACCGGTCACCTATGGCTAGGCTTCCAACGGAAACCTCAACAGGCCCGTCAGGCTCGCCGAGGCGTTGCATCCCATCAGTTTGGGCATCGACGAACGCTTCATCCTGCGCCTGCAAAAACGCATCGAGACCTTCAACTTCGGCGGCACCTTCCTCGGCGGCCTTGGCTTCTTCTTTGGCAGCGGCAACGTCTCCCTTGCGACCGCGGGCCGCCTTCTCAATCTCGGCCCAAAACTCCGCGACCGTCATGTCCCCGTACTTGCCGGGGTTCTTCATGGCAAGCTCCTGTAGGAGTACGTCGGGTTGGTTTCGGCTTCCCTCGCCGCGCTTTCTGCCAGCAAAAATCTTGTTGAAGTACGGATCGAGTCTTGGCGCGTCGTCGTAGAGGCTTTGGATCTTCCCCAGCCGACCTTCCTTCTTGGCCTGCGACTTGGACATGACACCGCCGAGGTTGATTATGTCGTCCAGGATGTCTCCCTTGGGCGCCCACTCACGGACTTTCCGGCGGATAGTGGGTGCGGGCGGTGCGGTGGGTTCGGGTGCAGGTGCAGGAACAGCCGGAGGCGGCTGCTCCTGCTTAATCAGATCATTTTTGTCGGCTTGGTCAGCATTGGCCTCTGAGAACGAATCATCTTCAAAGTTCCAGTTCTGGATGCTCGCGGCCGTCGTCGGCAGTTCGCCGTGAACAATCGCACCCATGTCGGCCATGCGTGAGCCAACACGTTGGGCCAGTTCGCGATCAAACGGGATATTGTCAGCGAACAGCCATTGCATCTGCGCGGTGCCTTTGAGGCCGTACCGCGCGGAGCGCAACGAAACCTGCTCCACTTGGGTCGCGGTCCAAGGCAGGTTGACGTTGATCTGGGTCGTCTGGTGATCCCCAACTTTGTCGTGCAGCGACAGGCCGGTGCCGCCCTTGGCCATCGTGGCAACCAGGACCATCGGCCTTGGACCACGCCAACGATCAAGGTTCTTCTGAGCCTTCGCGGGCGTGACCGAGCCAGTGAAAATCGCGACGTTGTCCTCACCGAAGCGCGCCTTGACCGTATCTTCAGCGGATGGAATCTCGATCACCGATATTCCGGTTTCTTCCATGAACGACGCCAGTACGTCGGTGATTCCCATCGGTGGGAGTCCAAATTGCGCTCGGCTTGGGCCGCGCTCATTCATTCGCCGCGCCAGGTCCACCTCTCGGCGCCACTGATCTTCGAGATCAAGCAACCTCGGGATGTCGATCTTCCGTTCCGCCTTGGTCTCAACAAAGATGATCGGCCAGCGCCCAGCCTTGAGTGCGTTGCTGGCTTCGTTGATAGCGATGTCGATTTTGGACGCTTCCAGAATGCGCTTCTGGAAATTCTTAATCCACGCTTTGGCAAATCCAGCCAGAGCGCTCTTGTTCTCTTCGACAGCGTTCTCGAACGCCTCGTAGATTCTAATGTACTCCTCGTTCGCCTTGACCTTGACCAAGCGTGAATCCACTTGGTTTGGAGGAAGGCGGGTTTTGCGGGCCGTGAAGACACCTTCCTTTTTGAAGAAGTTGCGCGCCGCCACTTGGTCGGCGTCACTGGTGTTAGTCCGCTTCCAAACAAGGATCGTATCATCCCCGCTCTTCACCTTTGTCGCTCCGTAGGCTAAAGCAAAGTCTTGGAACCCGCCAAACGGCTCGAATACCCCTGTGCCGGCTAGGTAGGCGGCTTGGACTGGGTTTTCAAACGGAGTCGCAGTAGAGAGGATCGGGAACTTGGTTTGCTTGATCCATTCCTGCGCCTTTTTGGCTTGCTCAGAACCTTCCCCGGACAGGTTCTTGATCGCGTGCGCTTCATCGAATATCAGCACGTCGGACCCCTTGGCCGGGCGGTCTTTCATCTCCGCGTAGGTGATGAACTCTACGTCTCCGATTCCGTAGTCCTTCAGGTCCTGCTTGATCTGGGTGATAAGCTCCTTGCGGAGTGTCACGTACACAATCTTGTTGGCGCCCGAGCGGCGAAGCTCTCGAATTGCCGCGCCCAACACGAACGTCTTGCCCGTGCCCGGGGCGCTGGAGAGCATGAAGAGCGGTCGCCCTTGGCGATACGCCTGGACCATCAGGGCCACGTCTTCGATCTGTTCGTCGATCACGATGCTGGGGATGCCAAAAGCCTCCCCTTGGCGCATCAACTGTTGGGTATCTTCACCGACATAGTTCCCAACACCTCCATCAAGTCCGCTTCGGTCGGGCCGCTTGTCAGCATCCGACCGGAGTTTTCGGAGGCCAGAATCGGCGACGTAAGCTGGTCGGCCACCTGGCTGTCCACCAGCAGCTGTTGCAGCAGGTCGCGCTCGCTCGATGAACTTCCCAAGCCCGTCGGAAGAAATCTTCCAGGAGCGGTCGATTCCGTCGTATTTTCCGCCAGCGGCTTTAATGTCGTCTTTCCAGCTGAACGTCCCGCCAGAGAGTGAAATCGTGCCGTCTGCGTTGACCTTTGAGGCGAGGCCGATGTTTTTGAGGAGAGCTTGGTTTTCATCGGAAATGGTTGCGGCGGGTGCTGGGGCGGGTGCGGGTGCCGGGGTGGGTTTGGCCGGAGTCTGAGTTACCGTAACCGCACCTGGGGTTAGTACGGCGGTGCGTGTTGGAGGGGTGGGTGCTGGCGCAGGAGCGGGCGCGGCCGGCGCAGGAACCAGCGCGGCTCGCAAAGCTTTGATGGTCCCAACGGGATCTACCTTTAAGCCGCTGTTAACACCGCTCATCTGGCCGCTATCCATCCGCCTTCCGATTTCAGATTGGGCGAATCTTTCTGGGGTTAGACGACCTCGCTCTGCTTGGAATTGAAGGGCCTCCAAGTCGAAGTCTGCGTCTTCGTATGAGAGCGGGCTTAATCCGTAATTTGGAGCCTCCGTGATCGTGTATCGGAAATCAGGCGCCGCCTTGAACGGAGTCGCCTCCTGTGGCGCAGCTGGCGTTTCTGTGGGCGCGGCCGGCACCTCAGCCGCCACCGCAGCCACCCCGGGCTTAGCCCATCCAGTCGTTTCATCAAACTCAAACCCGGCATCCTCCAGTTGTCGAACACGGCCGGCGAGTTCCTCGAAACGAATCAGTTCCTCATCCGACATGGAATCCGTTCCGAGATCGACGCCCGCGTTGTACTCCTGCGTCTCCTCGATCGTCAGCGGCTGGACCTCGGTGGGAGTTTCAGTGGCAGCAACAGGCGCTTCCGAAACAACCGGCTCAGAAAGCCCCAGCCGGTTATGCATCCCGCGCAGTTCTTCAAGCTCGTCGGTCTGAATGGTGCCGGAAGAAGCTTTACGCTGGAGATCGTCCAAGCGGACCACGTCAATCAATGGGACTCCCGGAGTCTCCTCATCAACAACATCCGTCTCCAGATCCATGTCTGGAATCTTGGCTTCTTCCCCAGGAGCGCCACCAGTCACAGGCGGCGGCGTGATGTTAATCGGCCCAGACGGTGCGCCGCCGGAGTTAATGCCGGCGAGGGTGGCGGTGGTGTTGGGGAGCGGGTTGTTAGGGTCACCACCAAGGGCAGCGTTATTGGCAGCGCGAGCGGCGATAATTTCTTTCAGGGTGGGTCCTAAGTCGCCACCGATTGCGGGCCCGCCAGCACGTTGGCGCGCCAGGATTTCTTTGATTTGAGCCTGCGAGAGAGGCGCGCTCAATTCTTGTGCAAGACGTTGATTTTCAGCAACGCGTCCAACCCTGCCTCCCACCAACCCCACTAAACCGCCAACCCCAAAACCAGCTGCCCCAGACTCGAACACCCCCTCGGTGAGCTTTTGGTCCGGGTTGTAAGTCTTCTGTGCAACAACATTTCCCAACCCTTCTTCTGAAACCTCCTGAAGAGTTTCTGCGCCCGCCGTTCGCGCTGCTTCTTTGATGATGCTTTTGGAAACTTTGCCAGAAATTGCGCGTCCCAATCCCGCCACTGCTCCAAACCGTTCCGTCACCGCTCCAATCGGTGCAGTGTACAGTGTTGACTGGTATTGTTTGACGGCTTTTTCAGCTTGCAGGCGATTCACCTCAGCTGCATTTCCCTCAGCCAGTGCAAGCGCGATCTTGGCGTCGTAAAACCGACCTGTCTTTTGCGCTGCGTTTTCGCCGGCGCTGAGTCCGTACACAATCATGCCGCCAGGCATCGCTGACACCGGCAAAGAACCGAGCCCGCTTGCTACCTGCGTGAGGTAATCATCTTCACGCAATGGGCTGACCGGGAACGCTTCTTCCGCGCCCTCTTGAAGCGCCTTGCCCATCTGGAATGTCGGGCTGGCCTCAAGTTCAGCGGCGCGGGCTACGGTTTGCTCTGGGGTGACTTCTTTGACGCGCTTTTCCCAGGCGGCTTGCCTGCGCTCGTAGGCTGCCATCTTGGCCGGACTGTCAGCCATGGACGGGCTGATTAACGGAGGGGGCTCTTCGAGACCTAAACGCGTCAGCCCCATCATGGCGCCGCCAACCATGCGGCCACCTTCTCGCATCATCGCGGATCCAGCGGCGGGTAGCGCGCCTTGATCCAGTGTACCTACGAACTCAAGAAGCTCGTTTTCGCCCATGTCATCGGGCACCTCAATCAACCCGATATTTTCAACGTCAACGAGCTTAGGCATAGTCGATTATTTCTGGATGGATCTGTTACCGGCTCCACCGACAACTCTCAAGACTGGAATGGCATTCGTGGCGCCGGCAGCCGCAGGCGCTCCAAGCTTTGAAAGCCGTTCCGCAAGCTGCTGCGGAGTGAGTTTAACCGTCAGGTCGCCTTCATCGGTTTGGATTTTCATCGTGCCCGGGTACTCAGTCTTTGGGGCCTTCTGCTCCACAACCTTCTTTGGCTTCCCGTACCGCTGCCCAAAGACGGTACGAATGTCCATGTCCGCGTTGCCTTGGTAGGCTTTCCGCTTTTCAGCTGGCTTCCCAGCGGCCTCCAACCCGGCGAGCATTTCTGAATCGTTAGCCCCGGTTCCTGTAATGGTAGATTCGAGGTCCTCAGAAATGGGTGCCCACCCCTGCGACGCCATGATGCTAGGCATTTTTAGCTGAGTCTCAGACACCGAAACAAGACCTTCGGCGCGCCCCTGGTTGAACGCTGGCCGCTTCATTAGCTCTTCTGGAATCTCCAGTTTGTCGCCAAAGCCTGATGCCTGCTGGAGAATGCTGGCTTTGCCAGCGGCAGCCGCCAATGCGTCCAGATCCTTGATGCTCTTGGCGCCCTTGGCTGAATTAACCAAGTCGATCGTCACGCCGTCAGCTTCATAAACTAGACCCTCACCAAACTTTTCCTTGAGAGTGTCTTCGCGATTTTTCGCCGTTAGCGCCGCTGCCTCCCGCCGCTGCTCAACGAGATCCTGGTAGTACCTATCACGCACCCGCGCCTCTTCAGCACGCTGCGCTGTTGCTTCCTCCCTGGCCTGGCGCTGCTGTGCCAGCTGCAAGCCTGCGAGGTACGACTGCCCGATGTTTTCGAGTCCTGAGAAGGGGTTTGCCATAGGTTAGCCTGCGTCAAGAATTCCAAGTTCAATACCAGATCCGGTTCCAACTCCTGGTCCAGCCCAGTTGTTTCCAGCGGCAGCACTGCCACCGGTTCTGCCCCCAAATCCACCAGACCCCAGCGCACTAAACCCAAGGTTGGTCAACCCGGATCCAAGCGAGCTAAGGCCTAGGCCGGCGACTCCACCCGCGCTCGGCATATTGTATGTGCCAAGCAAAGCGGCTTGTTTCTTGGCCCGTTCGTCAGCACGAATGCTGGCGAGCATCTGCGGTGTAAACTCAAAATTCGCCAGCGGCGCCAGCGGGGTCGTGCCAAGGATATTCGCAAACTGCTGCCCGCCCGCCTGCCGCAAAGCCAACGACGTGCGACCAAGATCGCGTGCTGTCAGGTTGCCGGCGGCCTGACTGCCGGCAAACCCTCCGGAGACCGCACGCCCGGCCGCCTGCCGCTGAACCTGCGCCGCGACATCCGGTGGTAGTTCTCCGCGAAGGAGCGCCAGCGCATTCTGAGTGCGTTGGGACTGCCCTTCCTGATAACCGGGAATCTGGATGCCGAGGGACTCCAGAAGCTGGGCGCGGGCAAACTGATTGCGTTGCGCTTCAAGCTCACGTGTACGCGGGGCAAGCTGCTCTGCCTCGCCGACGGCGGAAGGAATATCGAGGCCAGGCAGGTTTGCCGCGCCGCGTGCGCCTGCGCGATCTTTGCTGGCTTGATTGCCGCTAACCGCTGCGCTCGCCGCTGATCCGACGAGCCCAACTCCTATTGCTGTTCCTACCCAAGACATAGTAAGTATTTGTTGTCCCTCATGTAAGTGAGGTCGTTTTTGATCTCTTCGTGATCTTTTTTGTTCTGAGGATTCGGATGGACCGTGATCCACACGGTGTCCTCATGTATCAAAATTGCCCGTCGCGTCTGCGGCAGGGTGATCCCGTGGGCCGGCGCAGTGTATGTCACCAACCCCTCGGTTTCACTGATTACCGTGAGCTTTCCTTGAAGCAGGAAAAACGGGTGATCGAACTTGTGGATCCGGCTGGTGATGATTGACCCAGCTGGCGCAAAGATTTCCCGCACATACAGGCCCTCGGGATAGGTGTGTTTAAGCGGGCACTCAATCTGCGGCTTGTCAGCCACGAAAGCCTCCCACCGATCAAGGCGCTCATCAAGCGAGGTGTCGCCGTCGGTCAAGAACTCCAACCAGGTGATGGGCTTCTCAATCTCCATCAAATGAATCCTCCTAACCGATACTGGATCTTGGCGGAACCCCAGACCTGCACGTTGACAACCGTGCGCTCGTTGGGGCTGTAGGTTTCAAGCTCGTTCCGAAGGCTCCGCAGGGCCAGCTGGATCTCGCGCTCGGCCTCGGTGTACTGATTCCGGTCCTCCTTCTGGATGGCCTTCATCATGTGCTTGATCGCCTGGAGGTTTCCGATGAACAGCCAATCCGAGTCCACGACTGCCGGGATAAAGTCCAGTCGCACGATCGCTTCGACGACGGTGTTGGTGCAGTTCTCATCTGCTGGCACGCATCCGTCGCCGTGGTCGATGCAGTCGTTCTGCGCTTCCGCGTTGCACCCGGAGGTGCCGCCACAGACCTCGGGCATGCCGATAAGGTAGGTGCGGCGGTACTCGGGGTTCTGCTCGCTCGGACCCCAGACTGCAATCTGGGTTTGCAAGGTAGTCGTTTGGTTGTACGCCAGAATCGTCAGGCTGCCTTGAGTCAGCGGCTTCTGGGCACCGGTGAGACCGGGTTGCTTGAACAGGTTGACCGTCTGGACGTAGGCGGTCACCGCCGGGTTGGGCAGCGTCACGTACTCGCCCCAGACGTACTCGCCGGTCACCGTGTCCAGCGTGCGGATCGGGTTACCGTTGGGGTCTAGTCCCTGAAGAAGCACGCGCTTGCCGGCATCGGCTGTCAGCTGGGGTTGGACGCGGATGTAGCAGTTTCCAACCGAGTCCCGGAACTGGGTGACCATACCGCGATCCAGTAGCTGGTCCTGCTCGCAGCCTTCACGGCCGCAACCGGTGCGCGGCGCCCGCTCGTCGGTCTGGAACTCGTACCACTGGTTCTGGATCGGGATGTTGTACCCGCAGACGTTCATCGCCTCGATCGTCTTGACCTCGCGAGGCCAGGTGATGCAGCCGGCAGTGACGCAGACGCGGAGCTTCTTGTACGTGCCCCACCACTTGCCCATGTCGGCCAAGCGCGCCTGAGCCTCGTTCAGCAGCTGGAGAAAACGATCGTCGCAGGTGGCGAGACCGACAGCCTGCGGGATCGTGGAGTTCTTGGCTTGGGCGAGGGTTTTTCTCATGTTAGCGGATGGCGCGAGCCATGACTCGCCACTTGGCTTCGTCGATGGCTGTTAGGACACCGGTGGTTTTGTGGTTCACAGCAATACCTGAAACGGCGCTACCGCGAACAAGGCCAATAGTGGTAGCGTTTGAAAATCCGGTGACCCGAATATCGCTTTCAGAAAGGTTTGTCCGAAGGATGCTTCCAACTGGGATGTAATCTCCGCCAGCCGGATTGATTCCGGTGTATCCGGCATCACCGGTTGCATCCGTGCAAATGATTCCAATGTCCCAAGACAATGGGTCCACCGTAAAACCATGCGAGAACGTGACTGAAGCACCCGCCGCCGGAATCGCCTGATAGTTTGCCACCGGCGTAATGTACCCCGACTCCCACACCGATGCCGGTGCCGAGTTGGTCCTCAAAAATTGACGGTCGGTTCCAGGTGCGATGTTTGCCGGCCCGATATTCTGACCGGGGTTTAGCAGCTGGAAACGCGTGCCGTCGTAGACCACGACACACATCTGGCCAAGCCTGATGTCATTTGCGACCAGCGCCGTAGTGCCATACTTGGTGATCGCTTTGGTTGCGAACCCGTCAACCGAAAGCGTGCTGGGGCCAGTATTCGCGTTCGACGCCCCGAAAGCGTAGGTTGCACCGGTGCGATACGCTTGGTTCACCCCCGGAGACGCCGGCGCCAAGGTAACCGTGTAGGCATCTGGAACACCTCCGCCAACACCGTAGGTCAGCTGGGTTGTGACCCGCGCCCATCCGGCCGGAGCCGTAGTGTTGTACTTCAGGATTTCGACAGGATTTCCACCAGCGTCCAGGCGCAACCAGTAGAGTCCGAGATTCGGAGCAACCGGAGCGATCGCGCTTGCCACCCACTCCGGCGAGGTTGCGAACTGAGCAATCAGCGCGGCCGCGTAGGCGTCCAAACGATCCTGCTCAGATGCGAAACAGGCGGGTGGCGGCAGCACGCCGGCGGTAAGGTTGATCTCAGGCATGGTTAGATGCGGTAAAGGTAGTCGTTGGGCTTACACGGGCCTGGGTCGCATTCAAGCGCCAAACAGCCCTCGGGACAATCGAAATAGAAGAACTGATCCAGCGGGGCAACGCAACGCACTGGGCGCCCCTGGAGGAACGATACACCGAATCGGCCGCCGTTGTTGATGACCAGTTCGTTTCCGCTCAGGCGCAGCACTTGGTTGCAGCCAATCTGGATGTTTTCGATGTACCGGAAGAAATTTCCAGTCTCGGACGTGAACGGCACATCGGGTCCTGGGCTGGCGCAGGTGAAGGTGTAGAGCGTTGGCGTGCCGGTCACGATTACCTCATCGTTGAACGAGGTGTTGCTAAACCCTTCGATGGTCGCGTAAGCGCCAAGCGTAAGTTGGTGCGCCTTGTTGGTCGTGTACGTGGCAACGCCGGCAGTGCGCTGGTATCCAATCGGGCGGATCTCCCACGGGAACTTCACCGGGTCGTTGATTCCAAGAAATCCACCAGCCGTCGATACGGCTGAACCGGGATTTGCGACGGTGAAAGTCGTGGATGAAGGGGTGCTGGCAACCGTAAAGACGCCATTAAAGGTGCCGTCAGTCACTCCAATCGTAGAGATTTCCATTCCCACCTGGAGTTCGTGATCGGAAGCAGTCGTGAACGTCGAGATGTTGGCGGCGCGGGATGCGGACGTAATCGGAATCTGGTAGTCGGTTGGGTAGTAATACCTCGATTTGTCCACGTCGTGGTTGTAGATCAAAAAGACTGCATCCAATGGCGCAAACGCGGTCTGGTAGAACCAAGAATTAGGGCCGGTCAGGAGAATGTCGTTGTTCTCGATCAGCATGTCCTTGTGGGCCGCAATCAGCGTCGAGTAGGTCTCGGGATTCGCAACTGGGGGCGTGACGGTTTGAATCAGCGCGTACCAGTCCTGCACGGTCAGCGCGATGAACGCCGAGACCCCGAGGGCCGAGTTGTTTTGGATTTTGGTTCCTTTGTGCTGGTAGGAATCAACGTAGAAGCAGGTCCCGCGGAAGCCGTCAAAGTTGTTCTTCCGGATCATAGCTCCACTGGTCTCGCGCACCGTAACGGCAATCACGGGGCTCTGTTGATTGACGGGATCTGGGCCGCCGCGAACCTTGTTGCCTTCAAACAGGCATTCCGAGGCGAAGATCCGCCGGCTGCGAAGCATGATGACTTGGCCGTCGAGGTAGAGGCCGGGAAGTACGTTCGGGCCAGCTGCGGCAGCTGTGAACCGGAAGGCGTCGGGGGTCGATGTGATGGTCAACGATCCAGAGAACCCAAGATTTACGTTCCCGAATCCAGTGACCACGATTGCTGGGAAAACGTCAACGCCTACCTGTGCGACCGTAAACGCGAAGTCGCTGACAACGCTTACGACAGAAAAAGATCCGTCGAACGAGTTGTTGCTGACATCGACGGTAACGCTACTGCCAGGTGCGAGAAAATGCTTCTGCGATGTGGTGAACGTCACGACGTTCAATTGCCGTTGAGCGGAGATGATTCCAAAAACGTAGTTTCCTATCGTCACCGGAACCACATCCCCAACCCGCAGTGTGTGTTTCATCACACAAGTGTACGTCGCCACGCCAGCCGACCTTGACACCACGTTGATCGGGTTCACCAAGCTCGAATAGCCACCGATCGCGCACTGGGTGTTTGCCTCTGCATTGCCCGGATACAGCGTGCTTTGGATCGAGTTGCGCCCCTGGTAACCAAAGTCGTTGCTCAACACCTTGGCGCCGGCCGTGAGGTCATCGACGTTCATGGGCAGGAACGATTTCGCAATAAACGTCTCTGCGTCCGCCACACCGACGCCGAAGTCGTAGAACTGGTTTTTCTGGAAGAGAGCCTTCTCTCCGCCATGATTGATTCCGGCGACCGTGTAGAGAGAGTTGACGCCTGCTTTGGTTTGCACCGTCAACGGCACGTTTGGCGCGGCCCATGCGCGGGCGTTCTCGTTGATTACCTCGTAGGCCGATCCAGAATCTGCCATAACCCCTGTGTTTGGACCAGCATTCGCGCAGGTAAATTGCGCCGGAGACGGCACTCCAGTGACGACAAACGTTCCGTTTAGCGTTGGGTCAGCGAACCCTGAAATGACCACCGTGTCTCCAAAAATGAACGGGTGAGCAAGTGCAGTGTCATAGGTGGCGACGTTGGTAAGCCGCTCGTAACCGATCATTGAAAACACCGTGGCGGTGCCGGCGTTCACGCAGAAGACCTCCTGTGCAGAAAGGACTCCAGCAACGACGAACGTGCCGTTCAACGCGGCATTGGAGTATCCGGTCACCGTGATCGTATCACCAATCGTGAATCCAAAATTCCATTGCGGATGCTTGGTGTAGATTGCGAATCCAAATTGATTGATCCGGCCTTGTGTTAGCACCACGCGAAGGTCTCGCTCGAATGAAAACTGAGTCACGTTCGTGATGAATCCAAACCCAACGAATGACAAGTCATTTCCGGGACCGGATGTCACCACGTTCGCGATGTACTGGTTGGCTGCGCTGATATTTGTGTACGGCGCAGGCGAAATCGGCGGGATGTACGCCGGAGGGGGAACGGAATAGAACTGGGTGCCAGGTATTCCGGGATCATACAGCGGCTTGTCCACGGTGTACGTGTTGACACCGTTGGTGCGCTGCACTGAGACGATCTTGATGTCCGCAACCGAGTTTTTCGCGTAGTTGCCGTCGAAGGTTATCCACTCGATCAAGGTGTTCTTGCAGTTGACGCTGAACAATGGCACGCCTGGATAAGCCCCGGGAGCGCCCACGACACCAAAACCCGGGTAGTTTCCAAGGGTCTTCAGCATCTGGATGTTGAAGCCGAAAGTGTCCCCTCTTTTTGCCGAGGTGTTGTCAGCAAATTTGACGATTGTTTTTCCGATTCCTTTGCCCGTAAACGCGACGTTGTTGATAACCGGGGCATACCCCATGACAATGGACGAGGTGTAGCCGCCGCCGATCAGGTTGATCCAGCCGTCTTGAACCACTAACGGAGCGTCTGGATAGGTCGGCAGCGGCATCGACGCTGTGAAACGCGTCGGCGTCGGCGTGCTTAAAACTTGGAATCCGAACTGCCCTGGACCTGTGCCGTTAAAAGTAGGATCAGTGAATCCGTAGAGCGTGATCTTCTCGCCAACAACCAGCCCGTGCGGCGTCGCCGTGTTGAACGTCGCGACACCTCCGGTGCGGACACGGTCGATAATCTTCACCCCCGGACTCGATCCCAGCAGAAACGTACCCTCTGGAAAATCGCAACGCCCGGAAGCGATTAGGCACTCGTTGATTGCCCACGCGCTGTTTCGCCGCCCGCAGGGGTCAGCACCGTAATCGACTGGGTTTGAGGATGGCATTTTAGGTGGAGAGGAGCGGGCAGGCGACGCGACTGAGGTCCCCGTAGAGATCCTCCTGAAGACGTTGCGCAACCATTGCCACACGTTTAAGGCGGAACCGGCCCGTGTTGACGTAGCGGAGTTGGAACTCATAACCATCTCGGGTGAATCCGCCAGTCTGCACGTCGCACTTGTCCGGGGGTTGCGGCAGGGCAATGCGCGAGCGCGTAGGCGGCTGGTAGTATTTGACCTCCTGGCAGTTGATCACCGCTGGGGGACACGAAATCTCGCCGGGCTCGCAGTTGCGGTACTTGGCGCAGTCTTTGAACTCGGCCCAAGGCTGCCAGCATTCTCCTTCGTTGGCCTTGAAGTAGACCTTGGATTCGATGTCGCCCATCACTTGGTCATACCATTGCTCAGCACTAACCAAGCGTTTCTTGTTGGTGGGCTCGGCGAAAGTCAGCGAGCGTGTCTCGATCGTCCAGTCGATCGGAGCATCATCGAACCCGTCGAAGTCGAACTGGCCGTTTTTGGTGACCTCGTAGAGGCCGATGTAGTCCTGATTCAGTCCGAAGGCAAAGCACCGCTCTGTGCGCTTCACTCGAACAGTCAGCATCTGGAACACGTCTACGCCAGTCCAGACGCCTTCCCACGCCGGCGGCAGCTTCCGCCCCATGCCCGAAACGAGATCGAAATCCAGCACGACAAGACCGCCATGAACGATACCCCGGTTGTTGATCTTGCGCGGCTGGATGGTCATCAGCATCCGGTTGTCGAAATTCACCGCGCTGGCAGCGGTCAGGTAAAAATCAGTGTCGTAAGCCAGCGCCCGCACAACCTGCCGGCTGATCGGTGTGTTGCCGAACTCGGTGAAGTCGCGGCGAGCGTAGATCAACGACCGGATGCCATCCTGCGCCCGGAAAATCAGGTCGCCGTTGACCGCAACGATGGACTCATGGTTGAACGATCCGAAGTTCAGCAGAGCGAACCGCTGGATCGGATAATCGAGATCCTTCCAGACATCCCGATCAACCGGGGCGTTGAACGCGTAGGTTGCGGTAGGAGTGAATACCAGCAGGTCGCCGTCTCCCAGCGACGTGTCCAGGTTGGCGGCAAACGCCAGACCGGTGATTGGGCCGTTTGAAACAGCGAAGGCACCGCCTTCATTGAGGAACGTGTTTTCGGTGAAGCGAATAACCGAGTCGCGCCCATAGGACGGGTCGCCGTAGACCAAATCGCCGCCGTAGTATTCCGATCCATTGGCAACCCAGAGGCGCCCCTTGCCGTAGGCCATCGGGCCGCCAACAGGGACTTCTTCGCCAGTTGCGCGCCGGAGCGTCGAGCCGTTGTAAAGGTACGGCTGATTCTGGCCATCCTGAATCACAAGCCAGTTTTCCGCCTGCTGAAAGTAGACGTGCGACCCTTGCGGATCGTTGGTCGCCATCTGGTAGCAGTTGAATGCCGGACCAAGCAGCGGGCCTGCGTCAACGCCAGGTGAGTACGTCGTGAACGTCGTGGCGCTCGGGACAGTCTCAACAATGAAGTCTCCGAAAAATCCATCAGGAAAGAACGCACCTGGAGGTTCAGTAAGTCGAACCACCATACCTGGGGACAGGCCGTGCGGAACGCCGCAAACGTATGTCGCGACGTTGGAAACCCGGCCGCGAGTCTGAACCTGGAAGGTAAAATTTATCGGCGTGAGGTCGGTGACCTTGAACCCGTTCTTAATGTCGATCTGGAACACCTTGCCGCCAACGGACGCAAACAAAAACGGATCCGTGTTGTCTGCAATGTAGGTGCCGCATCCTTGAAACTGGCCTTTTTCAAACGCCTTTTTTACCGCCGCGTTGTAGTACCCATTGTTGTAGACCACGGTCGGATCATCGAACGTGAGATTCTTCACCCAGATTCCCGGCCGCGCTTTCGGGAATCCTCCCCGCACCGTCGTGTTGACTGCCCACGCCAGCTGGTTGGGCTGAATGAGCGAGGGCGAAAAACCGCTATCCACCCCACCTTCCGCGGTGAGGAGGCCATCAACGATGCGATTTTTTTCTGCGACCATGACGCTTGAACCGATTGAAAGGCCATCGCAGGATTCCCGCAAGATGAATGAAAGCCCTGATTACCTGTCCATACCGTGGCGTACAAAAGACCGCTTTCTCATCGAGGCTGAAATGGTGCGCAAGGACGGGTACATCATGCACGCCGGCGTAAAGTACGGGCGCGGCAAATACTACCACTTTCGGCAAGCCATGACTGCGCTCTGGCCGCATTTCGATTGGCACAACTGGTCGGACCTCCTGATCCGGGAGTTCGTCGAGAATCAAGAGGTAGGCGTCATGGGGCCGGGATCCTCAGGTAAGACCTATGACTCCGCTGGGTTTGGGCTCTGCACGTTCTAC